AATAGATTTGGTAATTGGGTTTATGAATGTAATTTTACTGAAGGCTATGTTTATACATTATTACGCAATGTCAATTATTTAATTGATAATACTTATGATGCTGTTGGATTTGTAGCGGATATATTTAGTTATGATAATGATGGTAATTTAATATCAACTTTAAAAAGCACAAAAAAAGAATATCTGTCATTAAAAAATGGCACACGTATAAATATTGTCAATACATATCCAGAGGTTGAAAACCAAAGTGAATTAACAATACCAAACAACCAAACAGCAACGTCTATCCAGGTAGGTGATATAACAGAAAATAAATCTGTTACTATTGATTACTATTTTACCCGTGGAACTCTTGAAGGTAAGGGTATTATAATACTTACAAATTCGCCTGGGACTGACCTGCTTGAAAATTCAGGTAAAGGTGATGATCATCTTATAATTTTTAGTAAATTGATAAGTGGTAATGAGCTTAGGCTTGCTTACAATGATCAAGATGCCCCTGATGGCAACGATACAGTAATTACTTATTCTATAACACGTAAAATGATACTATCATGAGAAAATTAATTGTTGCGCTATTTGCGCTTTTAATTGCATTTAACTCACATTCACAAGACCGGGTTAAAAATGATTTAATTGTATATGGTCATATTGAAGTAAGAGGCAGTTCTCAATACGGTTCTGACAGCACTACAATGAAATATGTGTATTTTGATTCTATTAGTGTTCAAGGCAGTGTTTTAAACAAAGAAATTTTAAATACATTATTTAAAAGTATAAATACTAAAAGCTCCGCTGATACCGGAGATTTTAGTATTTTATATAGTGACAGGATAAAATCTGATCATGATTCTCTTAATTTTGATAGCCTTACAGTAATTGCAGGACACAATGTATTTAATCGACATAATATTGGTGGTGGAAAATATAGCTATGTAGGCTTGTCAACAAAGTCAACAACATTAGCATATTCTAATTCAAATAAAGGGGGAAGTTTTTTTTGTGATACATCAGGTAGGGCAGCCATGACGGGTACTAACTTTTCAGGAAGTAGTGCATCTGTAAACGTAGAAGAGGACTATGTGTATTTCATTTTAGGAATAGATACCTTATATAAATTCAAGACGGATTCACTATTAGCTAAATTAACATCAGCTAAATTCAAAGATATATCAATTGATTCTATGTATATCAAGGGACGAAAGGTTACGAAAGAAACATTTGATTCAATAGCCTTAGGTATAGAACCCCCTTCAGGGTCTACAGGTGATATTCAATTTAAAAATGGCACAAGTTTTGGTACCGCAGGAGATTTTGAAACAAATTGGTCATTCGGAGATGCTGCATCTCCCTATTCCGGCTGGTACTGGGGCAATAGCTCTAATACGGAATATTTGAACTGGGCACCTGGTACAACTGGGAATATGGATTGGATTTCTTTCGGGACCGGATCAGCATACTGGGAAATATACACCGGAATGGGAACAGCGGGATTAAATGCTTATAATTCTTCAAATTATGGGGGTGCCTTTAATGTAACAACAACAAAAACAATTATAAAATCAAAAACTTCAGGCGGATCTTGTGACCTTGAATTAAACGAAAATTGGGCAAGGCTTACAAACCCGGATTACACAACTATGTCTGGTGATATGCTGGTAACTTCTGAAATTTCAGGCTGTGGTTATATAGGAACATTAGCACAGGGAGATGCAACACCATCTGTATCTAATACATCTATATTATTGCATAATGCCACATCTTTATCAACAATAGTAACTAATTTAGACGATGCGGCAGTAGGAGGGGTATATAAATTAATAGGCAACAGTGATACCTATACTATTTCTATAAATGATTCCGGTAATTTTAATTTAAACGGGAACTGGATAGGCGGAGCTAATGATATATTAGTATTGATATGTATAGGGACAAATACGTTTGTTGAACAATCCAGATCAGATAATTAATTTTAATGCGATGAAACAAATTATAAACTTTTTTAATAGGCATTTGTTTAAGTTTGTCATATTATGCTTTTTTGGCTGCATTATAGCAGCCGTTTTCAGCTTAAATGGATTAGCTACGGTGTTGTTTATATCTTTTGCATCAACGTTCCTGTTTGGGCTTATTATGGGTGTTTTCATGAGGGTGTTATGGGTAGAGAATAGAAGGTCAATAGAAAAAGGTAAACATTATCCGGATCGTACTCATTGGCCTCTAAAATTGTTTCGTGGTGACAGCTTAACAATAAAAAGGATGATAACCTTTAATGAAACGGCTATATACAGGTTCAATGATGCAGATGATGGAGATAAAAACAAACTATTTGGTGTATCAATGAGGTTTTTTCCAGTCATAAGAAAACTTAAGTCGTTTGAAGGTAAAAACATTTATCCTTGGTTTAAGTTATTAGGATTGGCGGTATTTAAACCACAGCATTGGTCAAGTATAAGAATAGCTTGGAACTGCCAAGATAGGAACAGTTCAATAAGAATTTATAAATATGCCTATGACAAAGGTGAAAGGACCCGTAGTGACATTTGTGAAATTCCAATCAACAAGCCAGCTATATTCATAATAAATGTAGATAAACAGACAGGTGTGGTAAAAATACTTGTTGAATATCTAAATAAAGAGTATAGAAACTACGCAAAAACTGAGATAAAAGGTAGTTTATACTGGTTGCTTGATTTATACTTTGGGGGCAATAGACCGGCTCCTCATTTAATAACTATATATGAAGAATTATGAGTTTTTTAAAAGAAAAAAGTGAAAAAAGTTCAACAAGGCTTGTCTTTGTTGTAGGTTCTTTTTGGGCAATGGCAATAACTACTTATTTAGCATTTGAATCTATTTCACCGGCTGTGTTACTTGCATTTTACTCCGGTATACAAGGGACATTGATTGGATTAAAATTAGGACAGAAACAACAAGAAAAAGAAAAAAAATAATGAAACCTAAACTGCTCGTAATTGATGATGAAAACATAAATAAACATTTTTATATTAAATTTTTCAGCAATAATTATGATGTAATAATTGCCAGTAGTGGCGAGGCTGGTTTGACAATTGCATTTAATGAAGCCCCTGATATTATTATAACAGATTTAATGTTGCCTAAAATTAATGGTATTGAAGTTATCAACAAATTGAAGAATAATCCTGATACATGTCAAATACCAGTCTTATTGGTAACTGCATATGCTTATAGTAGTTGTGAAATTATTGAAAAAATTGAATATTTAAATAAAGACGATATATTTATATATCCAATAGACATACAAAAATTAAGGAAAAAATTACAAATATTAATTAATTCACATTATGCACCCAGACAATCTGACAGTAGATGAAATTTCAGAATTAATCAAATTAATAGGATATGGTAAGTTTATGTTATTATTGTTTATAATAACATTGTTGATCAACATATCATTCATTGTCAGAAATATTATAAATAATAGAGGGGCAGTAAAATCCGTGAAAATATTTCAAGAACAAATAAATTTACTGGTTGACATTAAAGAAATTTTACAACATCAATATTCTGAAAGTGTATCACTTGAGCAATGTGAAGCTATTTTAAAGCCCCTAGTAATTGCAAATTCAGGTGAATTAATTTATATTGCACGAGATATTATTGAAAACAACCACATCAAAGAAAATAAAGAATATATTGAACTTAAATTACGTGAAAACATTGATCACATTTGGCAAGAAAATAGAAATGTGTTAGGAAAATTTAAATATAAGACGAGAAGAATAAGCGAGTTTATGGACAATAGTTGGACAGATGCTATTTATAAAACTATTTTGAGGAACATATATGCTTGCTCAGAAGACGATAAGAGAATAAAAGCTGCGACCAGGTCTATTAAAACTCACTTTGAAAACATGAAACTTTTAATGATTGAGGACATAACAAATTATTAAACACAAAACGAATAATTTTATTATCAAAATTAGGTAAATGACTATCATAATAAAATACAAAAAATAGTAACCCACATTCAAATATTTACGTTATATTTGTAGTGGTGTTTAGGGGTGCTCCTACCGAATTTGTTGTTGCTGCAAAAAAATTCTAAAAATAGCACCCCTATTTTTTTGCTTTTTATTTTGACCGTAGTAAAAATAATTATATATTAGCACCAAATTAATGCAGCAACAATATGGATTTAGAACTTAGTGACCAATGCCCTTATTGTGGCAACCCTAACTTAATAGAGTTAAATGGTGAATACTTGGAAATACCAAGCGGTGACCGTGATGTTCCACCAGATTATAAACCAATATGGATACAGGAATATTGTTCATTATGTGGTTATTCTGAAACAAAGCATGTATATGAACCTGATCCGGACGAAAAATATGACAGACGGCATGAGTAAAGATGAGTTTACAGAACTTAAATTGGCTTACAAGTATTTCGGTGAGCTTTTCAGAAAAAAACTACTTCCACCTAATACCATTAATGGAAATGAAATATTTCTTAGGTCTTTATGGAAGAAAACAGATTGGACACGGGCAGAAGCTTTCCGTGTTTACAACATTATTAAACCATTGGCAAACCATCTGCAGAAAGTTGGCTATGACTTTGGTTTAGTTCCTCCAATAACCACACAGGTTCAAAAACCTACAAAAGTCCTGAAACTTCCAAGGGAAAAGCTTATTGGTTATGATAAAGATGCTTTTGTTGTACATTTTCCTTATTCAGACCATTTATACAAAGCTATAAAACAAATACCGGGTTCATCATGGAATAAAGACAAGCGGTATTGGAATGTACCATTAGCCCAGAACGAAGCCCTTAAGAAGTTTGGAAGTGCATACGGCTTTAAATTAACAGAAAAAGGTAGGGTAATGATTGAGAACATTACTGACAATTACGAAGCTTCGTATAAAGCTGAAAAGGTAGAGTTAAACCTGCCTTTTAAATTAGAGCCTTACCCTTTCCAGAGTGCCGGGATTGATTACGGTATAAAAAACAGACAGCATATCAACGCCGATGAAATGGGTCTTGGTAAGACACCGCAAGGCATGGGTGTAGTACTTGGATTAGATGCTTTTCCATGTATTATATTTTGTCCAAAGTCTCTGAGGCTTAATTGGCAAAACGAGATACATAAGTTTACCCACAAAAAGGCTATGATTATAAATAAATCAAATGCCCGGCAATTGAACAGGTTCTATGAAAGTGGTCTTGCTCATTATTTTATTGCCAACTATGAAGCTGCAAGAACCATGTTTACAGAGGAAATAAAAGAGGTTACAATTACCAAAGGACCAAATGCCGGGAAAACATACCAGAAAGTTACCACATTTGACTTCGGTAAAATATTTAAAAGCTGCATCATTGATGAAGCCCACGAATGCAGAAATAATCAAACATTAAGGTTCAAGACTATAAAGCCTATTTCTTTGGCGGCTGAAATTAGGATATGTTTAACCGGGTCACCAATTGTAAAGGGTACGGCTGACTTTGCCTCACTGCTTGAATTAATAGGCAGAATAGACGATTTTGGAGGCAGGTATAAGTTTATACGCCAATACAATAAAATGACAGGAAACAGCTTATATGGAAAGCAAATACCTGCCAACCTCAAAGAGCTTAATATTAAGCTTAGGTCTCTTTGTTTTATTCGCCGGGAGAAATTTCAGGTACTTAAGGAACTGCCAGACAAAATAAGGCAGGTTGTAAAGGTTGAATTAGAGAACCGGGATGAATACGACAAGGCTCTTAATATGTTCCAGCAATGGATGATTGAAAAGAATTATGACCCTGAGCGTATTGATAGGGCTTTGCAAGCTGAGGTACTTGTTAAGATTGGTGTATTGCGCCAAATATCAGCAAGAGGTAAATTGCCAGCCGTTACAGAGTTTGTGCATGACATTATCAATGACAATAAAAAGGTTGTTATTTTTTGCTGGTTTCTCGAAACTGCCAGAGCTATAGGCAAAGCTTTCAAAGATGTTGTGTTTATTACCGGAGACCAAAATGATAAGGAAGTAGAAAGAAACAAACAACTATTTCAAACCGATAACAGGTACAAGATAATTGTGGTAACATATAAGCGTGGTGGAGTAGGTCATACACTTACCGCCGCCTCTCATTGGATTAGCATTGAGGACGGTTGGACTTATAAGGATAAATCACAAGCTGAGGATAGATGCCATAGAATAGGTCAGGAGAATGCCGTTAACTGTTATGCTTTCCTTGGAGAAAATACGGTTGATGAAGGTATTTATGACGTAATTATGCAGCGCATGGAAATGGAAAAAGAGGCTACAGGAGGCAGTACTGAAATACAAACCAAGGTCAGTACCTATATTGCTAAACAAATAATGGAACAGAAATGAATGAATTAAAATTAGTTCAATTGACATTTAAAAGCTGGGGTGATATTCATTATTACAATAAATTTACACGAGCTTGCCGGGTACAAGAAACAACGGCTAAAATGAGTTACCTATTTAAAGAAGAAAACAAAGAGTATGAAACGTTTATAATCCTTAATTAATGGCAAGTGTAAAAGAGTTTGAAGAAAGCTTACGCCGGGCGTATGCTTCTGAAAAAAATGTTAACCTTCAATATATCCGGGCTGAACAATTCCATAAGTGGGTTCTCAACAAGTATTATGAACATTTTGTTGATGGCAGTTATAATCTTGATGATGATGAAATTTATGAGCTTCTTGATGGGGTTGTAAAATGGTATCATAAACATGGTACTAATGCACATGTATATGAGCTTTTGGATGCCAGAGATAAAATTGTAACATGTTCTTATTGGTTAAGCCAGAGGTTAACTGATGCAGTGAAAAAATTCAATGCCAGAGACCAGTTAAATGACATTGAAATAAACCGTATAATTGACCAAACGTCAAAAGATATAGGCACACATGCAGCCCGGTCAAAAGCCAAGTCTATTAAACACATTGAATTGATGCAAGCAGCTTCCTACAAGTCGGAGATTAGCCGTATAGAAAGATTGCTGACAAAATTGGATTCTATTGACAAAGCAATCCAACAACGTATTGCTTGGTTAAGACAGGAAGCTTCTAAAACTCCAATATTTTGACAGTAGTAAAAAAGTATTATATTTGTATTTTGTATTTATTTATTAATTAAAATTATTCAAAAATGGCATTACAAATTATTGATGCAGACCAGCCTTTACAGGTTGAAAGTATTTTTATGGTAATTTTTGGGATACCCGGAATTGGTAAAACAAGTTTAGCATTTAGGTCTCCAAATGCTTTCTTACTTGACTTTGATGGTGGTATACAACGTTCTGTTAAGCGTGGTAGAGCTGCAAGGGTTGAAAGCTGGGAGGATGCTGTAGACTTCTACATGAATGGAGGTATAGAAGCAGAAGGAGTAAAAACCCTTATTATTGACACCGTTGGCACAATGCTAGATAACTACGTTGCTGCCAGTGTTATCAAGCAGGATGCCAAGAACGCTAAAAAAGACGGTTCTTTAGGCTTGTCCGGATACGGTGCAATGAAGAATGTTTTTAACCAGTTTGTTAACCAAATGAGGCTTAAGAAAGTTGATGTTATTTTCATTGCCCACGATGCAGATGTTGAGGAAGGTGGATATAACAAGAAAAAACCAAAGGTTACAGGTGGTAGTTACGACATTCTTAAAGGTGCTGCCGATTTGGTTGGTTTTCTTTACATGGAGAATGACAAGCGAGTAATTGACTTTAACCCTACTGACATGCACGAGGGAAAAAACAGTGCTGAGTTTGACAAGCAACTTATACCTCACTACTCTGAGCCTAACTTTGAAAACTTTACAGGCGACCTTATCCAGCGTTGTAAGGATAAAATGAACTCTTTGTCTGAGGAAATGGTAGAGGCACAGAAGGCAGTTGAGAAATACCGTGAATTTATCAACCAATGCAACACGGTTGATGAGTTAATGATTCTTAAAGATGAAATTGACAATGAAAACTTAAGCCAGACTTACCGGGTTCAAATTGACAAGATGCTTGATGACAGGTTTTACAAATTGTTTAATGAGCTTACAGGAAATGTTGACAGCACTATTGGAATGGATGTTGTTTTGGAGTTTGCTGTAAAACAGCCTAAAAAGTATGCAGCCGGGATGAAAATAGCTATCAATGCTCAGATGGCAAAATTAGGCTATTCTTACGACAAGGAAGCTAAAAAGGTAGTAAGTAACCATCCAGCCCCAGAAGATTCAAATGAGGCTAAAAAGAATGATGCTGACAGCAAAAATAAGCCGGAAGATAAAAAGCCTGAAACAAAAAAAGAAGATACGGCTGAATCTACCCTGTTTGGTGGAGATGAAAATTTAGATGACAAAGCAGGTAAAATTTAGTGTATGGAGACAATTAGTTTTTCTCCAAGTAAATTAGAGCTTTTCAGAAAGTTTATAGATGAGGAGTACGGCGGCTGGTTCACAAAAGATATGGTTGTTTATAATATCAAAGGCCTCGATGAATACGGCGTAAAAGCAAATTATGGTACTGCTATACATGAACTTCTTGAAAAGGGATATGAACCCTACTATGATGAAATGGAGGGTGTCTATAGGGTTGAGGTTAAAAACAAAGGAAATATACTGCCTGATGTTTTTGAATTCACCAGAGAGGAGCTTGCCCCGGTAATGCAGTATTATGATACTCACCGCCGGGCTGTAAATGAAATACCTTTATTACTTGTACTCAATATTCAAGGGTATGAGGTTATAATGAGAATGCGAGTAGACCAAATGCTTGGTGTAAGTGTAACAGACCATAAGACCAGTGATAAAGAGCCTAAGCTTGATGATTTTGAGAGGTCTTTACAATGGAAGCTATATCTTGCAGCTACAGAGGCTAAAGTTTTTAAGTATAATCATTTTCAGTACCAACAGCCAAAGCGTGGACCAAATGCTGGTAAAACTATTATTATACATCGGGAATGGGAATATTACCCATATCCTGAGATGTGGAACGATATTATCGGTTGGTGCAACAGGTTTATAAACTTTTGCGCTAATGAGAATTTATTGGATTATCTGGAATACAAACAACCTAAAGGGTTAGAGCTTTAAACTCTACCCTTTTTTGATTGCACTTAAAAATATGGCTGAAAACAAGAAATCATTTATTATGTATACTAGCTGGGCGGCAATGTTTAAAGCCCTCCCGGATGATGTTGCTGGAAGGTTAATGAAGCATGTTTTTACCTATGTAAAGGATGAGAACCCTGAGACAGATGAGCTGGTTTTAAATGTTTGCTTTGCTGTTATGAAAGCTGAATTATTACATACTCAGCATAACGCAAAGGAAAAACATTGGAACTGGCAAGATGGTATTACCAGTGATAATAAAAGGGTAAGGAATAGCACAGAATATAAATTATGGAAGTTCGCTGTGTTTTCGAGAGATAACTTTAAATGTGTTGTTTGCGGCACTACTAAGAAGATTCAAGCGCACCACATAAAGCCTTTTTGTGATTATCCAGAGTTAAGACTAGATGTTGATAACGGTGTAACCCTTTGTAAAAAGCACCATAAAAAAGAACATTATGGCTAAAGAGTTACCATTTTTTAAATTCTATGTTTCTGAATGGCTTACTGGTGATATTACTATGCTTTCTATGGAAAGTCAAGGCGTTTTTGCTAATATATGTTCTTTTTACTGGCTAAAAAAAGGAGATATTACCTATGATAAGCTGTGTTTGAGATTTAAAAATAACACAAATAATATTGACGATTTGATTGATAGTGATATTATAAAATTGCAATCAGATGGTTTTATAAGTATTGAATTTCTTGATGAGCAATTTGAAGTTATGCAAGATATATCTAATACTAGGTCGTTAAGTGGAGCTAAAGGAGGATTGAATTCTAAATGGAAAGATACTGATAGAAAGAAAGGCGAGCAGTTATATATATTGTTAGTTTATAATGATAAAGAATTATTTGTTAAAATTGGAGTAACAAAAGTATCAATAGCTAGAAGATATAGTACTAGAATTCCATATGAGCTTACAACCTTACTACAAGTGTTTTCAAAGCAAGCTTTAAAGCATGAGCAAAGCTTAGGACAAGCATTATCAAAGCATATATATGAACCAAAACATAAATATCCGGGGCATTTAGAATCATACAATATTGAATGTTTGGATTTTATATACCAGTATATTAGCGATTTACAACCTGATATTAATAATAATTACAAACCTATTATTGAGGCTTTGAATAGTGATTTAAAAGCAAAGCACAAGCAAAGCATTAGCAAACTACAACTATATAAAGAAGTAGAAGTAGAGGTAGAAGCAGATACAGAAGTAGAAAATTCATTAGGTACTAACGTACCTGACGATAATTCTGGCGAATCACCGCCTTTGTTTTCACTTTCTCTGGATGAACAGCAAGAGGAAGAAAAACCAAAAAATAAAAAAACTCCACAAATTACCACTTTGACCCACAAGATGCGCTTAGTGTTTGAGGAGTATTATAAAGAACAAAAATCAGATAGTTATTATTACCAAGCTGTAGATGGAAAACAATTGACCAACATAAAGTCTAAAATAATTTTCGTTATCAAGGAGCGAAACGGTAAAGATGCAAAGCCTACAGATGACGAAATACTTGAAGCTTGGAAATATTTATTGGATCAACTTGAGTATAAGCATACTTGGGTATTTGATAATCTTAGTATTTCAAATATTAATACTAAATTTAATGAAATAATTGCCAATATCAGAAAGGGCAGAAAGCAGCAACAACATGGAAAAAAAGAAGGAACTACAGTCGAGCAGCTTGCCGGGGTTGTATCAAAACACTTTACAAAGGATTGATGACAGCTATAAGCTTTCAGTTTATAATGATAAGCTTACAGCTAAAGGTGTAGTTGAAGCAACCGCCAAGATAAAAAAGGCATTTCCAGCACTTACCCCTGAATTTTATGATGTGTTGCTTGATATGATTAAAGAGGAAGGTTTTACTGACAATAGGTTTATTGATGCTGTAAACAGCGTTATTAAAAATTGTGAGTATCCAAGCCCTACTGTAGCTAAGTTCTTAAGTTTCGACAAAAGTATTAAGCTGTACACGTACACTGATATGATTAAAATGACTGGAATTGACAGGAAGGCTTTTGATAAGCATAGACCTGTAATAATACCCGGCACTAAAGAAAAGCTTTGGTGTCATTTAGCAGATATTGAAAGGTATAACTTAGAGCAATATGTTCCAAATAAACACTAGAGAGATGTTTAAACTATACCCATTTAATGAGTGGATACCATACTCAGCAATTCCTAAAGCATGTTTTCAAGCTTTTTATACAATAATTGATGAGCCAGCATTGCGCCCCGGAATACAGATATTTGAAAATGCTGAATATACACACTTCAAAAAAATGAAAAAATGAATGATAAATTAATTGAATTTGCCGTATATGGTGACCCGGTTGCTTTAAAAAGGCATAGGACAGTAAAAACAAAATCTGGTCAAAACATAAACTATGACCCATCTTCCAGTGACAAAAACACATTTGCTTGGAAAGCTATTGCCCAGCATAAACCAAAGAAGCCATTTGATGAAGCTATAAGGGTAAGGTTTATATTTTATATGCCAAGACCTAAAAGCCACTTCGGTACCGGAAAAAATAAAAGTAAACTTAAAGCATCTGCCCCGGCACTGCATACATCAAAACCAGACTTGGATAATTTGGTTAAGTTTGTCAAAGATGCTCTTAACAAAATATACTGGAAAGATGACAGTGTAATATCCAGTTTAATTGCCCGTAAACAATACACTGATGATATACCAAAAACAGTAATAACAATAAAATATGATTCTATTAATTAACTTAAATTTTAAATTATGTTAGTAATTACCAACGGTAGAGTATTGGTTGACCCAGCCATGAATGAGAAAAACATGGGTGCTATGATTACTGAATGGATAGAGAATGTTTCAAACTTCTATGACATTCCAGTTGTTTTTGAGAAGGTTGAAAAACCATTCTTGATGTACAAGATTCCTGCAGAACTTCCTTGGAAGAATCTTATAGATTCCAAACCAGCAGACACAAGGGTTGAATTTATGGCTATTGGCAAGGATGATGAGGTACAGCTTCCATATAACCACAGAAAAACATTGAGGCATAATTTTAGTATTGAGGAACTAAAAGAAAAAGCTGATCATATCTGCGAGGATATTGCTGAAATAGATAAGCTTGAAAAAGAGAAAAAGTCAATTGTTAAAAGCTACAACGACAAGATTGCCGACATAAATGCTGACCTCACTGAAAAAGCACAGTTACATCGACAAGGTTATGAGCTTCGTGATAAAACAGTTGTTGTAGTAATGAATTTTAAAGAAAAAGTTAAATACTACAATGACAGCATTACAGGTGAACTGCTTGCTACAGAGCCAATGACCGAAAAAGACCAGCGTACTTTATTTGATATTAAAGGTTACGATCCGGATGAGTTTGAAAACGATGATATATCTGGTTTTGAAATAGGTTTTCCAGAGGAAAGCTTGGAAGATGACTTGAACGAGGGTCAAGATGAAAGTGTTGAACAGAAAGAAGAACAAACAGCCGTTGAATCACAAGCTGATGCAAAAGGCAAAGCCGTTGAAGATGTTGACTTAGAAACAAACCCGTCTGCATTTTAAACTTATTTCGTATAGCCAGTTTTAACGCTGGCTATATTTTATTATCTTTACAGTTGTAAAAAAACAGCAACAACATGGAAAATAAAACAGCATGAAAGAATTTTTTAAGAACCCCAGGAAAATCTCCAAGTTTGAACTTGACAGGCTTAAGAAGAATATTATTGAGCTGGGAGATTTAAGTGGTATTACCCACGATTTGGAAACTGATGAAATAATAACTGGAAACCAGAGAGTTAAAGCTCTTGGTCTCGAAGGTGTAGACCCGGTAATTACTAAAGAGTTTGATGAACCTGATGCTCAGGGTACGGTTAAGCTTGGTTATTTTGAATTAAAAGATGGAACAACCATGTCTTACCGGGCTGTAAAGTGGAATGAAAAGCAAAGGGATAAAGCTAATATTACTGCTAATAAACTAGGTGGTGAATGGGATTGGGAAATGTTAAACTCTGATAACTGGAACAAGGACATACTTGTAGATTCAGGTTTTGACTACCTTGATTTTGAACAGGGAAAATCTAACCCTAATGATGATTCTGATGATGCCAGCACAAGCGGTAAAACTAAAACAACCCGGTTCTTTACGTTAGAAGTGTTGTTTCCTAACAAAGATGATTATGTTTTCGTTACTGAAATAATTGACAAATCAAAGAAGAAAGGTGAAACAATTGCTGAGACGTTGAAACGCTTATTAATGAAGGTAGATGACAAAAGTAAAACAGGAACTAAATCTTGATGTATTAAGTGCAGCAAGAGACAGGATAAACAACATAATCAATAATTTTGATGAAATCTGGATTGCATTCTCAGGAGGTAAAGACAGTCTTGTTACACTTGAAATGTTTGATAAGATTTACAAAGAGCGAGGCATAAAATCAAAGCTCAATGTGTTTTTTCGTGATGAGGAGTTTATATCTGATGATATAATTGAGTTTGTTGAGAAAAAAATGAACTCCGGAAGGTTTAATTTTAGGTATTATGTTCTACAGCAATATAGCCAGATATACATACTTGGAGAAACAAAGAGTATAATACAGTGGGATAAGAAGCGCAAGCATATTAGACCCATACCTGAGTTTGCTATACAGGATGAATCAGACATTGTACATGATGAAACTACCTTTGAAAAGTTTATATTCCAAAACAAAACTAACCGTATTGCAATTGTAATAGGTGTCAGGGCTGATGAAAGCCTTACCCGGCTTAGGTCAATAGTCAATAATAAGCACAAAGGAGACCAGTGTTATATTGCAAAAAGCAGTCTGCAGAATGTTAGAGTTTGCAAACCAATATATGACTGGACTGAGGATGATATTTTTAAGTATCTCTATGATGAGAGAATTGACTATTGCGACACTTATAACATACAAATGTTTGCCGGGAAACCTTTAAGAGTTGCCTCTGCAATACACCCGGAGGCAGCCCGGCAATTCCATAAGCTTAGAGGTATGTACCCTACACTTTATCAACAGCTTGTTAACATGTTTCCTGAGCTTACCTTGCAGGAGCGTTACCATAACGATTATGACATGTACAGTGCTATTGAGAACTATCAACCAACTTGGAACGGTATTTACAAATACATAATTGACAGCTACCCATCACAGGTAGAACGTGATAAGATTTTGAAGTTTGTAAAAAATGCCAAGGCTATAAGAGACAATAAAAGAGGTACAAAAAACTTTGGTGGTTACCCTTTACTGTACGTTTTTAAAACGGTTGTTAAAGGCAGTAGGCACATGATACCTCCAAGAGTTACACCAACCAAAGAAGATTTAGATTATGAAAATGGATTTTATAGAGGAAAGTCAATTATATAAATTTGTTCCTGAGCTGAACAAATCTAGGGTTGCATTCAAAAAGAATGACGGTACTATATATATTGCAGCCTATGAGAACACTAAAATAACAGGCTTTGTAGGCTATAAGGTTTTAAGAGACTCAATAAGGCTTAAAACTGATTTTGTAGTTGAAGATTGCCGGAATAGAGGCGTATACGACCAGTTGTTTGTGAAAAGGCTTAAGATTATCAAAGATAAATTTGGAGATGTTAGAATGACAGCTTTTTGTACCCCTATGTCTTTAGGAACTTATGTGCGTAGAGGCTTTATCAAAAAATCAATTAAAAACAACATAACATTCGTAACCCGTGAAGCAATATAAAAAATGGACAGGAAAGCAGCGTAGCCAGTCTTACGCTTGGACAATGAAAGCTATAAAAGATGGTATTATAACTGGTAAGCAAACCAAGGTTTGTGAACGCTGTTCTCAGGACAAAGGAATTATAATGCTGCACAATGAGGATTATGATGTTACTCTTACCATACTTGGCAACCATTATGAGCAAGGATACCCGGTTACCGATGAGCATAAAGATGCTATGAATGAAGTTCTCTGGGAAATGTGTTGGAGGTGTCATATGGTTTTGCATTCAATACATAGAGCACCAGAAGCATGTAGGAAATATTGGGTTGAAATAAACAGTGGAAAACAATATCCACCTGTGTTTAAGCATGATTTTAACATACTAAGAGTTGACCATGGAATTAAGTAAACTAGAAATAATTTACAATAAAGGCTATAGGGTTACTTTAGATGGTAAGCTTATAAATAAACTTGGTAAAGAGCGTAAATTCCATATATCTAAAGGGCAGTTTTATCCTACTGTATCATTTAGAAATGGAGATAAGTTTATTACTGTTAGAGTTCATAGGTTTGCAGCATTTTGTTTTTACGGAGATAAAGTTTTTGATAAAAAACTACAAGTAAGACATTTGGATGCTAATGTAATGAATATATCAAAAGCTAATATAGTCCTAGGAACAAAATCAGAGAATGAGCAAGATAAACCCAAGAGTGTTAGGTTGACTGCACTGCGTAAGCGTAACGCAGTTAGAAAGAAAATATTTACAAACCAACAGGTATTAGATGTTATAAAACACATCAATTCTAATACTCCAATTTCTGATATAGCTTATAAATTCGGAGTAAATAGAAGTACTATTTATAAAATAAAAAACAGGAAAGGAATTTATGCAAGATATTAAATTTACTAAAGAGCCTATAAGTCAGATTGAATGGGTTAAAGCCGCAGAATTGAAAGCTAATGATTATAACCCTAATGTTGTATTCAATGCAGAAATGAACCTACTTAAATATTCATTGCTGACCACTGGCTGGATTCAACCAATACTGGTTTCCAAGGAACTTGATATTATTGACGGTTTTCATAGAAATTGGCTATCGAAAAATGACACTGATATTGTAGAGAAGTACCAAGGATATAACCCAATTATCAGGTTTGATTTAACCGTGCCTGAACGTATGCTGTTAACCGTTCGTATAAACCGGGCTAAAGGTTCTCATGTAGCTATAAAGATGCACGAGCTAGTGTCTAAGGTTATACATGAATTCAGTTACAGTAAGGAACAAGTTGCTGAGGCTATTGGAGCAAACACTCAGGAAGTTGATTTGTTACTTAAGCAGAATGTATTTAAAAAGCTGGATACAGAGAACCATAAGTATTCAAACGCATGGATACCAAAATAAAACATAATTAATTTTGACCGTAGTAAAAATAAAACTATATTTGTGTTATGGATTTAATTAAAGAAATAGGATTTAAACCAAAATCATTAGGAATAGCTTTTGACCCAGCACACGGCAAGAATGTTTCTGGTAAAGCAAGCCCTGACGGAAAGCATAAAGAATACCGTTGGTCTCGTGAAACCATAGAACAAATTTTTGACGGGCTTAAAAATACCAAAAGTAACCTATGGGATTTATCAAGTCCATTTTTAACCTTGGAAACCGAACCGGGTTTACGTAACCGGGTTAATGTTTACAATGAGTTATCACAGGACTATGACCTGTTAATTGTGCTTTCACTGCACAATGATGCTTTCAAAAATCCACCTGCTTGGTGGAGTGGCCCGGGAGGATTTACATTCTTTACAAGTCGTGGAGAAACACATGCTGATCCAATATGTACCATGATAGGCAATGAGTTTAAAAACTTTATGCCAAATGAGCGGTTTAGGTTTGATTATGGCCTTGCCAAAAACGAGAAAGTAAGAGACCTTGACAGGGAAGCAAACTTCACTGTTATTACCGGGTATGACTTAAACACCAAACACCCGGTTCTTGCTAATTATGCAGGTATATTGATTGAGAACGGATTTATGGATGTTAAGAGCGATTACCTGAAATTACAAACTCCAAAGTGGAATTTACAGCTTATAGATACTTACATTATTTCTACTATGGTTGTTGCCACTGAATTAGGATTTGATTCACTAATAAAACCTATTAGATATGAAACCAAAAGATGACATCAACAAACTAGGAAAAGTTGTTGAAAACGCCAAGGATACGCTTGACGGCAAAGATTCCAAGGAAAAAGAAAGTACTAAACGTGTAATATCAAAGATGAGCTTATGAAAAAAGGAATATTCATTGGTATTATCATAATGCTTGCCGTATTTACCGGGCTATGGTTCTCCGGGCTTTTAGGTTTTAGACCTCCGGGAGCTTATGATTCTCTTGTTGAAACATACAAGGACAAGTTTAACCAGAACGTTAGAACCATTGACCAGTTAAACACCAAGGTCTCAAAGGTTGAAACTGCATACCTTAAGGCTGATAGTCTAAGAACTGATGCTGAGAACAAACTTGTATTTGCAAAACAAGAGATAGAAGCTCTTGGTATTAAGCTTAAAAATGCAAGGTCTTTTACCAGTATTGAAACAACTGTCAAGGATACCTTTACAGTTGTGTTAAAAGACACCGTTTTTTTAGGTGAAATAAGCCCCGTGAAGGTAGCTAAGTATTCAGACGGGTACTTACACCAGAGGATTGTTTATAAGCCACAGGATGATACTATGAGGGTTAATTACAGTATTACTGATACAGTAATGGTAATTGATAGTTGGATAAGAGAACCAAACAATAAAGGTGAACAGGTATTTATCCTTTGGCGTTGGCTTAAACCTTGGCAAGTGAAGATTGACGTAAAGAGTAAGAATCCAAAAAGTGAAGTAACCAATGGTGAAAAGCTTATTATAAACGAGAAGCGATGAGTAAAAGGCAAAAGACTGACGAAATTAAACTCAGCGATGTAATGACCGTTAAGTCATACCTTGATTTTTTAAAGAAAAGAGGTATTGAAACCTCCAAGCAAACAATCCACTACCAGTTAGAAAAGACTGATAACCTTGATTACTGTGAGTGGCAAGGAATGAAGCTTGTTATTATTAACAATAAATCAATTAATTTTACACCTAAAGGGAGCTGACCTCCCTTTTTTTGCTTAAAATTTTAACAGTTGTCAAATAAATACTATTCAAAAATGGACATTGTAACATTAAACAAAGGCATTAGATTAGCCAAAATGATTGAAAACATTGAGAAACACAAAAAGTTTCTTGAAAGAATCAATAACCAAGACCCCAAAAGCCGGGGAATAAGTTTTATTACCTTAAGTGATGGAGGTTCATCGGACGTTATTAATTACCAACTTCCAATTACAGGGGGATTAAATGATACAAGCGTATCAGAAAATTTAAAGCCAGCCGTAGATATGATTAGGCAGTCCATAGATGCGGCTTTGGTAGTGCTTGAAAAAGGCATTAATAAAGCCTACAAGCACTTAGAAAATGAGTTTATTAATTTAAAACTAGAAGAAAATGCAGAAATTAAGTAGGCCTATTGTATTTTTCGACCTTGAAACTACAGGTACGGACGTTGACCATGACCAAATTGTTCAAATGAGCTTGCACCGTATTGAACCGGGAGCAATTGAGGCTGTAATATTTAATGTTTATGTTATGCCAAGCTGTGAAATTAAAAAGTCAGCCAGTGAAGTGAATGGTATTACCAAGGAGCTATTGAAAAACGTTAATGCACAGCCGTTATCTGTACACATACCCAGAATAATGGAAATGATAGGTGATGCTGACCTTGCCGGGTACAACATTACTCAGTTTGATGTTCCAGTACTGGAAAACGAGCTATTAAGGAACGGTGTAGAAATCGACCTTAGTGTTAAGAAAATACTTGACGTTTTCATAACTGTAGGCAAAGTGTTTTCGAGAAGCTTAACAAATATGTATGAGCTGTTAACCGATGAGACCCGTCCGGAGGATTCACACGATGCCAACGCTGATGTTAGAGACACGAGAATTGTTCTTAGTGAGCTTATGAAAGGTTTTCCAACCATTGGTAGCAGTGTAGATGAGATTATCAAATACACAACCGAAGGAAGTACATTGGTAGACTACGCCCGTAAGTTCTATAAAGAGGATGGTGTTTACTATTTTAATTTCGGAACCGACCGGGGCAATGCTGTTGATACAAACCCTGATTTTTTACAATGGATGCTTGATAAAGATTTTCCACGGAACACAAAGCTTTGGGCAAAACGCTTGCTTGATATGATGTACGAGAAACCTGATAAGGAGAAGTACATTGATGATAATAATGAGGAAACAGGTATTAACAGTTTAATTGATTAAGGCATGGGAAACTTAACATATAACGAATTCCAATTAATTAACATGGGCTTGATACTTACTGATAACAACGCCCGGAAAAAGTTTGACCCTGTAGAACTACAGGAACTTAGTGATTCGGTTAAGAGGGTTGGACTTATTAACCCTATAACAGTAGCCAGAGCTGAACAGGACGGCAAGTATGTTCTAATTGCAGGTGAGAGGCGGTTTAAAGCTTGCAAAATGGCTGGATGGGTTGATATACCTGCCATAATTGCTGAGGGTGAACCTAACAGGCTAAAAGAAATACAGCTTGTAGAAAACTGCCAGCGTAAGGACATGAACCCCATCGAGGAGCTTGATGCTTTTATGGGTCTTATTGCCCTTGGTTATGAACCTGAGAATATTGCCCAGCAAATAGGTAAGTCAATAAAGTATGTAATTACCCGGCTAAACTTAATTAAACTTACTGACCGGGCTAAGAAGCTGCTTTATGATGATAACCTGAACTTAGCACAATCTAGGTATTTGGTCTTAATGACTGAGGAGCTACAGGAAAAAGCTTTAGATGAGCTTACCTATATTGACGGTGTTGGTGTGGTGCAGTTTCTTCCAGCAAAAAACTTTTATGACTACTTCATCAAAAACCAGACTTATGAGCTTGCCGGGGCAAAGTTTGACCCAAAAGATGCAAAGCTTTATAAGGATGCAGGAGCATGTACCAAATGTAAATTCAATAGCACCGTAAACACTACGCTGTTCAGTGATATTTCATTAGCCAGCCTTTGCAGTAAACCTGATTGTTTTATCAAAAAAACAGAGTATACCATACAGAAGCATATTGCAGAATGGCAGGAGAAAGGTCTGGAAGTTGTTGAAGCTTGCCAATACCACAGCGAAATATACCCATCGGAATATCAATACAGCCGTGTTCCACAAGAGGAACTTGACAAAAAGAACTTTGTTGTTGAGACCATGCTTATTGTTGTTGAGGGATATGGCAACCTTGGTAATTATTACCCGGTATATTCAAAAGCCCAGCTTAAGGCTATACAAAAGGCTAACGAGACAGCGAACCAAGAAAACAACACAGCCAAACAGCAACGAAAAGCACAGGGGGCAATTAAGAGGTTCTCTGAATTGGTTGTAAGCAGGATAAGTGAGAATTATGTGCAGCAAGATAACCTGTTTACACCCGGTATACACCTCTTAGCCATATACCAATTATATACAGAGTTAGACTTACCAATGAGAGGCCAGTTCCTTAAGGCGGTTAGCAAGGACATCTCTATAGAAGGAAATAACTACCAAGCTTATGAAAAAGCATTTTTCGACAATATAGGCTTGATAGAGGAAAACTTGGAGAAGTCCTTTGCTATTGCCAGCCTTATGAACCTTAGTCCAATGTATGTTTATGCTGATTCAGTGGAGAATGTGTTTATACAAAAGCTGGCAATGGAGACAGGTATAAACATTGAGGATTGTAGAAATGAGATAGCTGATGAATCAGGCGTTGACTTAAGTAATGTTTAACTTTCCAGCCCGGTCTTAGTGCCGGGCTTAACTTTTTACCAAATGAAAAAAGGAAACTATAATACTGATAAGCAATGAAGAAAGTCAAAGGTTACTGGATGATACCAGAGAACAAATTCAACGAATTAGTAAAGAATTGCAGTTGTCAAATAATCGCAAAGCAAGGCAAAGCAAAGAAGATTATCCATATCGAAGGAGAAATGTGGATATGTACCGGGTCAGTAAGCTCATCAGAGGAGGGGTACATAAGCGTATCAGCCGTAAAATGCCAGCACATAAGCGAATATACAGGAAAATATAAACCTCTTGACTACTCTAGTTGCCATCATGAGGTTACCCAAAACTTAAGACCAAGGGGTTACTGTGGCATGAAAGTAATCTATGATAAGCGAACTTATGTTATGCTTGGTGATGCACAGGATTTTAAATATTATAAATCAGAGGTTCAAGCCTCACTATTTTAATCATTATGGACAATATAGATTTTGAAAAATGTAAAAACGTAGAGGATCTGTTTGAGTTTTATCTCGACAAGGTAAACCTTACCCATCTTGACAAAGAAAGTGTTCAGTACATAGAGACCAAAAGAGCCTTTTACGCCGGGTTTGGCACTGCCATTGTAGCTACAGAAGCTATCTGTGAGGTTAATAGTGAAGATGATGCATTCTTTAGCATTATACAGCTTAAGGATGAAGTCAATGACTTTTGGCAAGAGGAGGCTGAGAAATGATAATAAGAAAAGCATTAATTTCTGACATACCACATATATTAAGTGTAGCAGAAAGAAGTTTTGGTACTACAGAGTTCAAAGAGTATGTACATGGTGAAATAACCCAGCTTATGGAAGAAAAACCTATTTATAAACTTGAAATTTTCTGTATAGCAAACAATTCAGAGGTTGTATCCTATGCCGGGCTTGCTGAATCAATGTACGGTACAGATATTTATGAGTTGAGAATGGGTGCAACCCTGCCAAATTTCAGGCGGTTTGGCTACCTTAGAAGCCTCACAGAATTCAGGATTAAGTACCTTGAAGAAAAACTCAAAGGTATGCCCGGTATATTGCATGTATCAACTAAATATCCTGACATGTACCGTGATTTAGGCTTTTATACTATTGGCATAAACTCAATAGATAACAATGTAATGTACAAAACCTTTAATCAGTAGAATTATGAACCAATTAGATGCTGAAATGCTGCCTGTTGGCAGTAAAGTTGAACACAACCAGCTTGGAGAATGTAAGGTCAAACAAATAATGCCAGATATGGATATTGTTATTGAGCCATTGACACAAGCTGGGTTAAAATTATTGGAGTACTGGACTGATACAGATATTACCAGTTTTCTTGAAGATGAATATTCACAACTTAAACCACTATGACAGTAGATAGCACAAAGATGTATGCCTCCAACATGGTTCTTACTCCGGAGGTAATAGATAAACTGGTTGAGATATTCACTATTGTTGCCAAGGCTAACAGGTTTGTCCATGTGAAAAGCAACCACTTTAAAAGCGACCTTGGACAACACTATTATCTTGATACGTTAGGTTTCCATACCCAGAACCAATTTGCTAACCGGGGTATTGAGGAAAAAGAACGCGAACTTGATAAGCTGATAAAGCAGTATACCAACCTCATAAGTGATGATTATATGGGTAACCGCTCCACTCATAAGGTGCTTAAGATTATTTCCCGGCGTGACCTTGGAGATAAAAGAAAACTTGAATTAATCAAACACCATTTAACAAAATGAGCAAACCAGTATTTCAGTACTTAGTGTACTATAAAAAGGATAACAAGAATGTAATTGGCAACATAGAGGTAAGGTCTATTTGTGAGCCAGAGGAAGATGAACCTTTAATAATTGCCAAGGCTGCATTCGGTACCAGCGTATACAAGGTTAAACGCTTTTATCCAATTGATGATTACAACCATAACCCCGGAGACTTCCAAACCTTCCAAGATATTCATGGACTTTGGAGTAATGACACGTTTGGAGCTGACAGGACACCGCTTGCACCATTAAACCACCTTAAGAAAGAAGTTCGAGAAGCTATAAAGAAACAGGGAGATGTTTATGAGTATGCTGATTGTTTTAGTATTCTTATTGATGCCGCCCGGCTTGCTGGTTTCACTATGGAACAGATTTTAAAATGCATGTGGACTAAATTTGAGATTAACCAGTTTAGGGAATGGCAGGTTGATAAAATAGGTGAGGGTACGCATATTCCAATAGAAAAAGAGCCTAACTGTATTTCGGTTGATGAGTACCTACATAATGAACACCATTGTCCTTTTTGTGATAACAGGAGTTTTGAAAGTTATGCTGACCACCGGGGTATAATTACAGTTAAGATTGTTTGTACTCAATGTAAGGCTGTTTTCGTAAGAGATTTAGAGAACATTCAAGGATACTTTAAGCCATTGGAAAAATGATTGAACTCAATGACAACGAACTACAGGTATTTAAAGCCAGCCTGAACTCCGGGTATGGCTTTACTAAATCCTGTCATTACCTGCTTAGAGATGTTGAGGAGATGGCTGAATATGCCAGAACAGAACCGGGCTTTATGGATTTCTGTGAGGAAGCTGTAAAAGCACATACCCAGAGAATGATTATGATGGGAATGAAGCACCTAACAGAGCTGGACTTTGATAAATTCCTCAAACAAAATGGATTTATGACCCGGTTAGTAGGTAAACTTACACTCTGGGGTGAATATTGCGCCAAGGAGGATTTAAAAAATGATATTGAAGGTAAAAAGTTATTAAAAGCCGTGTTTCTATATAAGTATCCGGAGGAAGTTGCTACAGCTTGCAGTATGACCCTCAGTGAACTTTATGACCATATACAGGAAAATGGAGTTATTAACAATTACCTGTCTCAAATTGGTTTCGTATAGCAACAAAATGTTTGTGATTTTCGTTAAATTAACAGTCAAAACAAATCAATTTTTTGGAACACCCAAATAAATATAAACCGTGGACTAGCTCTGACCGTAAGTATATAGAGAAACACTACTTACAAATGAACAATAGCCAGCTTTCTTTTAAAATTGGTAGGACAGAGGACAGTGTAAGAAAAGAGCTTAACAAAATGAAGCTTAAGAGACCTAAAAAGTCTGATTATCCTAAAATATACCATAAGAGAGGAAGAAAGAAAAAGATTTACAGTATTACTGAATCTATTCAAAGAGGTTTAGAGCAGAAGAAGAAAGCTGACCGTATTGCTAAGAGAGAAGCTGAGAAAGCTAAGGCAATAGCTAATGAAGCTCTCTGGGCTGCGGATTTTGTACATGAAGCAAAACCTATAATACCCCGGTCTCTTGTTAACCCGGTTATAGTTGAAGCTCCCGATGCAAGAGCAATATTCCAAATTGACAGTGATCTACCAGCAACAACAATCAAATCAAAAATTGCAGCAATAAAAAGCAGGTACGGAAATATAAACGTTTCTAATTTCCAGCTTTAATATTTCTTTTATATAGTATTTTCAAATTATGGATTTATGCCTATTGATAATGCATTCTATAATAATGAACAATGAACAATGAACTATGAACTTGAATAATTTCACAACCTACAATTATCAAATAGATATGCCAGTGGCTCAGTTAAGGATTCGTTTAGCTAAATCTCTGGCTTTGTTATTTGAGGCTTACCAGAATGATAACTATGCCGACATTGAAGTATTTCTCTACAAGGCAGAGAAATACAAAGCTGACCATAAAAGGGAACAGGGCTGGTATGGTGAACATATAGATGGAACTGTTGAACATTACATCGCAATGCTGTTCTCTGATGCTATGGCAATATATTTCAGCAAGCCAGACCTTCATTACAAATACAGGCAAACAAAAATAATTGGTAGAATCCCGGCACTGTTATTCCAAACAGAGTTAGCAATGTTATGCAGTATGGCTGCAAAAGAATTTGACATTATTTCTCTTGACAAGGATATTGACAATGCTATACTTGCACTATACGACAACAAAGGCTCTATGATTACCCCGGCACTTAAATTGCTGGGGTTTTTATTTGTACTTTCAGGCAAACTTGAAATACAAACAGATTTATTTGTGTATTTATACATTAATTATTGCGGAGGAATCAATGAAAAAGAACTTAGCCATACAAAAGCACCGCTTAATGGTCACAGCGTTAAAAACACAGTTAAAAAGAGAATTGAAACGCCGCCCGATGTATCAAAACCTGATTATGGTTTATAATTTCAAGGACCAAATAAAATTCCATGAGGATTGTATTGAATTATTGAGACGAAAGTGAGGTTTTTTATGAGATTATGTGTGCCAAAAGATTTAAGAGAAAAGCTGAAAAATGTGCCAAAAACAGGAAGAAAAAAAAGTGTGCCAAAAATTTCTACATCACAACCAGTGTACAACGTGGGGGTGATGTCAGCAATATATAATTATTGTGTGCCAAAAAATTGTTATCTTGCATACGTAAAAATGACACACGCTTGGCAACGTTAAAAATCGACATACAAAAAGCAATCAATCCATACTGGTTGATTCAAAACGGCTACACTATTTTATTGCCGAAAAATAAAGTCCATACAATTAGACTTGTTGCAATCCTCTGGGGAAATTTAAAAGAAGATACCACTCGTAAAAAAATCAATGAACTATTAAAGTGTACTGAAGGATTAAGTCAAAGAACATATTTTCGATTAGCCCGGTTTGAATTTGCCTTTAATGAAACCACAGTTGGCAAGAAGATTTACAATGATAAAAAGAAGTTAGATAAATTCCAGACAGACACATTCACTGTTGAAGTTAGAGAAAACGCAACCAACCTCACTAAATACCACTTCCGCATTAACCTTAAACAAGCTGAGGAGTTTTTAATTAAGAACGAAACTATACTTGACCCCAAAGAAGTCAAGGAAATGAGGGATAACATCATTAATGCACCTGCCAAATTAGAAATATCAGGTATTGAGGACAAAGAAAAGCTTGCGCTCGATATTTGTAAGACAATAGCAACTGGACAATTTTCAATTCAGGAAGCATGTGAACGTTATAATGTGAGGTATCTCGAATTTGCTGAATGGTATGGTGAGAACCAATATATTCAACAAATGCTTGCTGAGGCACGGTTACTGTCTGAGTTTTTTAATTCGTCTCTACAAGCCAGCCGGGTAAATAAACTCACTAATGAATTGTTGATGATGGGTAGAACCTACACTGAAACTATTCATTACAAAAAGGTATACAACAACATGAACCCCGGCGGTATTTGGGTAGAAGACAGTAAAACAGTACAGCACCGTCAACTTGACCTTAAGGATATGGTATTGATGCAACAAATGTTAAAGAGCCAGCCTCTACCACAGTTTACACAAGATGAAATTGACAGCATGAGCAATGATGAATTGTTCTCTAAATATGAAGAATACAGGCAACGAATGATTAATGAACTTAACACAAGAAAATGATGAAAGTCAATTACAGATTAGTCAGTTGGAGAACCGGTAAAACCATTAGGCAGTTTTCTACCCGTAAGGATTTTAACTACTCAATATCTGAGTATATTGGAGAATACAAAATACTTGGTTTGAGAAAGCTTGAATACAGCAATAAAAAGTATTACACATTTACTGTATTGCACTGGTCAGATAGGTATGCTTTAGTTCCAAGCCGGAAACCTTGGTATTACAATCAAAACCTTTTGAACCTTGTATCACTTGGTATATTTGCTATTATATTACTTTCCATAAGTGCAATTGTTAAACTTATTCAAATATGGCTGAGATAAAAGAGTATTCTGCAGATGAAGTTCTTGAACTAATAAAGGTTGAACGAGAGAACAAAATTAAAGCTTGCCAGTACCCTTTCCATGTTACCCGGTACGAGATTTTTAAGAAGTATGGAGCGGACAATACACGACCTGGTCTAAGACAATTGGTGAAAACCCGAAGAATACTAATGGGTGAAACTGGAAATGATTATTGGTTTCAAATACCTGAACATGATGATAAGGCAGCTATGGAACGCTGTAAACCTAAAAGCTAATGTTTAAATCAAAGGAACATAGAATTGCTAAGGCTGCACTCATACGAATGCAAAGAGAGCTTTATAAGCTTGACCCTATTTCGTGGGCTACTGAGCGGTTTAAAGAACCTTTGACCTCATATAAATGGTCTGAGTACCCAGAGTATGAAAACCATCATTGGGACGGTACGCCTGACCCATTTATGAAAGCTATGACTGCATTAAGTAACGGCAAATGGGTAGGTATTGAATCAGCTACAGGTACAGGCAAGACTTATATACTTCCTCGTGTTATATATTGGTTCTTGGACGTATACCCTAACTCTCTTGTTGTAACCACTGCACCCAAAAGAGACCAATTAAAAGAAGTACTATGGAAAGAAGTTGGTGATGCCTTTAAGAATTTTAAGCGTATCAGAACGTTTGCTGAAATGAAAACATTAAATGTAACCGTTGATAAACGATTTAAAGCAAACACCATTGGTAAGAGTATGGATAGCGGTGTAGAGGGTGACCTTGGTCATGAAGCAATAGGTTTTGTTTCCAGCGTTGGTGCAGGTGAAGAATCAGCTACTAAGATGCAGGGTTTTCACCGAAAACACATGCTCTTTGTGCTGGAAGAATGTGCAGGGCTTCACCCGGCGGTTCTTAAGGCTATTGAAAACACCTGTGTTGACCCTACGGTTAACCAAGTAATTGCTATAGGAAACCCAGATAGTCAAACTGATGCACTACACCTGTTCTGTGAGAAAAAGAACGTTGAACACATAATAATATCGGGTTATGACCACCCAAATGTAGTATGTAAGAAAACAATAATACCCGGTGCAGTAACACAAGCCTCGCTTGATATACGTAAGGAAGAATACGGCGAAGAAAGCCACTTCTTTAAATCTCGTGCCAGAGGTATTTCTCCAACTGAATCAGTGGACAGCTTGGTTAAAAAGGATTGGATTGATAATTGTACCTACGGTCATACTAAATTCAAAAAAGAGGCTTATCTGAGGGTTAAGCAGCTACAAGATACTACCAGTTTCAACGCCGTTGGAATTGATGTTGCCAACTCAGTTGATGGTGATAAAGCTTGCGTTGTCACCGGGGAGGGTAATATATGCAATTACATAAATGAGTTTCAGTGTCCGGATGCTTCACATTTAGCTTACAACATGCTCTGGGATGATTATAAGTTAATGACCAAGAAATATAATGTGTATGGGTTACCTAAACTCAATGACCTTGACGTAAATGACTGGAATGTTGGTGTGGATGCTGTAGGTGTAGGTGTAAGCACGTTTAACACGTTCAATAACGAGGGTATTGACTGTATTGCCCTGCAAGGTGGTCAGGTTGATGCTGCAATACCACAGGACAGAGAAGGAAAGCCACTATATTCATTTACCGGGTTGCGTTCACAGATGTACTTTAAAGCTTCTGTTGACCTGCAAAAAGGCAACGTTATATTAGACATTTCAGACAAGGATTTAAGGCAGCTCATAAAAGAGCTCACCACAATTAAATACAAAGTTACTCCAAGGGGTATACAGGTCGAGGATAAGGAGGAAATTAAGAAAAGATTAGGAGGTAAATCTCCAAACGTTGCAGATGCTTTTGTTTATTGGAACTGGATGAGACATGATTACTACCAAGGTGGAATTTTCTTACCTTTGGGATAAATAATAATTAACTTAAAAGTGAATCTTATGGAAAAAGTTGCAATCGGTAGAACCGTAATTTACAAAGCTAATGATGAGGATTTGGCTTACATGGAGAACCCTAACAACATCGCTAACAAACAAGAAGAATTACCAGCAGTTATTGTCGCTGTCTGGGGAGATGAATGTGTAAACCTAAAAGTGTTACTTGACGGTGAAGGTACATTGTGGAAAACATCTGCTATGAAGGGAGAAAATAAAGGAGAATGGCATTTTCCTGTCAAAGAATAATTGTATATTAGCGTTCCACAAAACTACTAACTAATACTATTGATTTGTTTAACCCGGTTGACTTGACCGGGTTTTTTATTTATATTGCAGTACAGTTATAATTTTAAATAACACAAAAAGAAAGGAAAAAAAATGAAAAAATTTCTAGTGTTTATTATGGCTGCCATGTTCACGGTAATACTGGCAGCGAGACCTCCCGGAGAGGTTACCAAAGTAAAAAATTCTGTTGATGTTGAGTTGTCTCAGGACATTCAGCACGATTTTGAATTTACAGCTCAGGATAATATAAACGTATTAACCAACGTGGAGGTTGAAATATCCCCCGGTGATTATAGTACGGCTAACTTTATTCAAGAAGGAAGTAATGAATTAAGTGCCTCTATGAGTGTTGAAGCCGTTAATTATATGAACCACACTAATACGTTCGATGCCTTATACGATAAAGGTAGACACATATTATTCACTAATATAATGCTACTATCAACAAAGGTTATAGTAATATTCAAATATTTTTAAGCGATAGGATGTTGAATTAGGTTAGGTTGTTAGATTTTAGGTGTACCCGGTTAATAGCCGGGTATTTTTTTATCAAATGTTTTGACCATTATAAAAAAAAATGTTTTTTTTGACAATTGTCAAACATTTTTTGTATTTTTAACGTAGAATAAAATATTAATAATAAAAACACCATATTATGAAAGCAACAACAATAAAGAGATCCGAAGAATTATTGAAAGAAAGCTATGAACGCTCTATGGCTATATTTAGTGAAGCTAATTCCATTATTAAACAGATTAAAACTGAAAGGATAAAAGTAAAAGCTGAATGTAAAAAATTTGATTTATTAGAAAAATTATATAATCAAACTGGCCGTGCTATAATGCAGGGAACTGGAAATCTTGAGTTATTTTAATTTAAACAATTAAACTATGCAACACTATATTGAACTTTATAAAGAAATGATACCTAATATGAGCATTGATGAGCTTTATAGGCAGAAGGAATCATTTGAACAAGACAAAGGACTACCTGGATTTGAAAATAGCACAAACTCAAAAATATTGGAGATTATTAACAATTATATTTATGAAAAATGTTTACATCGGTAGATTTAGATAAAGGTATTATGATGATTAAATGCATAATTTCTATAAATTATGAAATAGCAAAAACTGAAATGTTATTAGCTAAAGCAAATAGTTTTTTAAACAAAAGATCATGAAAGAAATAATTGAACAAGCAATTAATGATTACCCTTACTTTTCCCCCATGAAGGTAGACAAACGTAAGAGAGCTTTTAAAGAAGCCAAAAAAATAGGGTTCGGGGAATATAAGATACTTAATGCACGTATAACACGCATTAATAGGCAACGTGTGAAAAATTTTTCTGCACAAGTAATAACTTTTGAAGATAAAAAACGGTTTTTAGCAGAAGTGAAAAGGGCTCAATTTGATATGTCTATTATATCTTCACGGTTTAACTGTACAGGAATTGATTGGAGACAATTTCACCGGCCCACTTTAAACGGTAAAGGATGGGTATTGATTGCCCCGGACGAACCAGTGAACAATTGGTACATGGAAGATTTAAACATTTTGCATGTCTTATCGAAAAAATATTTAACCAAAATCAGCTAAGTTTACGCTAATTCTTAGCGGAACCGCCTCGGACTTGGAAACGAGCCGGGGTTTTGGCAGTAGAAAAAAAATAAATATTGAACATTATGAAAGCAACAAAAAAATCAGATGAGGAAAAAATCAGGCACCTTAAAAAATTAATAAGGAAAGCAAAGGAAGCTGGAATTGAAGTTGAAATCAGTGTACCAACAAAGCTAAATTGAAATGCTAAAAATTAAATTATTAATAGTATTTTTTATATTATGCTCATGTTCGGTATATACACCCTATTTATATAAACGGGAGATATATACAGTAATTGAAACCCATAAGTTTTTTTGTGTTGCATCGGGCAAATACAAAACTATCAGGATCCGGAATTTTGATTTACAAGTAGGTGATACTTTATATTCATTTGAACAAATACCAGTTATAAATTTTTGTGAGAACAGGTCCGATCGTGTTGTAGTAAATATTGATTCTTCGAGGAAGAATATTCATTACATCACAACAAACACATGTGGTTTTGATACTATACGCATAAAAACTGACAGTTTATTATTGCCAATTGGCACAAAATTAATGCTTAAAGATGAATTTAATTTATGCACACCTTACTAATAAAATGAGGTTAACTGATGAAGGTTTATTACCCGAAATGCCTATTGATCAAATAGGCATATTAACCAATAAAAAAAAATCATGAAAACTGTAAAAATTGTTTTAGAACAGAGCAGGGACAAAACAGAAAACAGGTTCTCTATTGTGCCAGGCAATGAAGATAGGGGTGAAGTAATATTGAATGCAGGGTCAGCGACAATGTTACATGAAAATGTGAACATTGTACTATCTTCCATAAAAGATAATGGCACTGCTTCTTTTGATTCGCCAAATTATAAACACGATGGATATTACATGAAATATGAGGCGATAAAGGATTTTGAAGAACTCACTAAGTATATGGTATAATGAGCATAAATGATAATTGTAAAGAATACAACCATCTTATCCATGAACGAAAAAAATTACTCATTAGGTATTGTAAGTATAAAAATACGCATATATTCAAAGGAAATAATAATTTCTTTAGCTGCAAAGGATTCAGTAAAATATTGAAAATTGGATAGTGCTATATATCTTATATTATGTACAGGTTGTTTTATAATTTTCTCATTGCTTATAATAGGTTCTGAGGAAATTAATGATTAACAATTTTTTTTAAAAATCTCACATATGGACAAAAAATTTCAAAATGTAGACATAGATGAAAGGATTATGATGATAGATGAATTGTTTAGATCTGGAAATACATTTCTATTAAAAGAAATAAGGGACGGGTTTACACGATGGTTGCCTATAGAATTAATACATATAGACGATCGGGTTTTATGCGAATATATTAATAATTTATTGAATTAAAATGCTGTTTAATAATTTACCTGAATTACAAAGTTATGAGCGAAAAAAGAGTACTAAAATTTGAGGGAATTGATGATTGGAATAGACCAGTTTTTAAGGACGAAAACAATAACAGGTTTGGGAACGTTGATATACTTTTTGATTGGGGTACACCCGGCGAAAAGGTACTTGAAAAGATTGACGAAACCATGATACAGTACTTTGGTGACCACTTTGGTTGTGAGCCTATGGGTACACCCATAAACCCTGATAAAATAACCTTAGTAGTATGAGAGTGAAATGCCATTGTGGAAAACCTGCAAAGCATGAGTTTATTGTATATCACAAAGGATATGCCACCACCTTAAAAACATGCAATGAGCATGAGCCTAAAGAGAATTATAACCTTAAAAACATGTTTAAACTATGAGCGGTGGGCCTGTATGTAAATGCCCAGAGAACCAAAAGCCAATCAATGAACGTGAATGGTTTGTATGGGATTATAAATGTAACTATAGCCTGTTCAATGGTGGTTGGTATCAAAGAAGTGACTACAGTTGTATCTATTGTAAAAAATGTGGTTATTTTTGGAGAACAAAAGCCAAATATGTGACTAAGCTTGGTCACTTAACTGATGAGCAAAAACTAACTGAATTATCAAAATAATGTTACTAAGTAGTTTACCAGACAGTTTACGGATAAGAGCCACTGAATACCGATGTGTTTTTGGAGTGGACAATAAGCAGTTGATTAAATTCTGCAAGAAGAAAAAAATCAAATATCGCCAAGTGCAGGTATTGAGTAGAAGGATGAGAGGTAGAACAGACCTCTACGGACAACCTTACCAGCCTACAGAATGTGTATATGTTGACAAAAAAGAAATACAAACTATTAAAAACCATTTTCAATAATGAACATCACTAAACTAGACTTCTACATTGCTCTGGCTGTTTTTGCCATTGCTGCAATAGTATTTATTAAATGTGAATACTACGATCTGAAACCTAAAAAAGACTTTACTGATAAAGGCATGGTAGTAACCATACTTCCGGACACAGATTATTCGACAACTGGATATGTTCTGTACCGGGTAAAAGACAAGTACTGCATAAGGTACAAGATAGATAACGGTACTTGGAAAACTTGTGATTTTTACGAATGGGAAATAACATTTGAGTGAGTGTCTCGCATAACCAAAGACCGCCGGGGTTGTCAAATCTGACAGCCCTTTTTTTTGCTTTGTAGATAAAAAAAAGTGAAAAATGTTGACTGAGGTGAAAAATGTTGACTGAAGTCAAAACTTTTTTATATCTTTAACGTAGAATATATTAAAGCAGCAACAAAAAAACACCGCTATGATACAGATAACACAAGAGTTAAAAGATTGGTACTACTACGATGTACTAGAGACCCTTTACAATGACGGGTTACTTGAAATGTACAAAGAGGTTTTTTACGAAGAAATTAAGCCGGAAGATTTAGAGCTTGAAATTGAGGAAGTAATTACCGGGTTCTACGATGTTAGAGATAACTCTATGAATATGGTAGTTGTTGTTGAGAATTACAAAAGGAAAACTCCAATAGACCGTTACCCAGAGATAAGACACATAGTACACATTTAAAATAACCAATATGAACACCGCTGAAAAAACACTTAAAGACAGGCTTGAAAAGCACCTGCACCTTGATGCAAAACAGTTTGAAACCATTGAGAAATCAAAAACGTTTAATAGCTGGGATGAAGTATTTACATCTGATGAATATGCTGACCTTTGGGAAGGCTTTCAAGGCAAGGAACAACGTGCAGCTATTTGGAGACGTAATGAGTTCTTAGGAGCTTTTACCGTTGATAGAAACCCAAGTGAAAACTATGGTAGACCCTATGACATTTGGGTGCATTACATAGCTGATGGCATGTTTTGTATACAGAAGCTTGAAATACATAGCTCATTGACCAGTTGCCCTATGAGAGTAGTTGAGATTTTCGATGATAGCGTACTGTTTACTGATAAGTATATAAAGAAAACTCCACAAGGCAGGAAATACGCCAAGGACAATAAGATAATAGTTTGTTAAACCAAAAATTAATAATGATGAAAAAATCGATTTATTTTGCTATGATTCTAACCGTGCTATTTATAACAGTAGCATGTGAAAAAGATGAGATTATTGAACCTGAGACACAGGTTCAATATGTACACGACACTTTGATTGTTACAAATACCGATACGGTAACCATTATTGTTCCAGTCAATGAGAATGACACTACCCCGGTAGAATACGAAACACTACCTGACTTTGAACAGTTCTTTGCAACCTCAACAATGTTTGACTATATTAATGACACTATGGTTGCAGGTATGTATACTGTTGAGATAACCAAGGATTATATTGAGCTTACAATCAATGAAACAGTGCATTTCTATAATGTTAACATTACACTGTACAATGAAAACCAAGGCCTTATAAAAGGTACTATTTGGAGCGATGGAAACACTGTGTCCGGGAGCTTTATGTATGTATTTGATGAGCTGTTTAGCTTTGATTTTACAACTGATACTGAAAATATTTACGGTTACCTTTTAAATGACTAATATGGCAAATGATTGTGTGCTTAAAGGCAGAATACTAGAAGCGTTCCCAGAACTTACTGAGGAACACTTTTCTAGTTGGGCAAGTGACCTGTACGTACTGTATTCACCAGAGCTTGAAAAATGGCTTAAGGAAAACTACGAGTACTATGTTAACGTTGAATTAAGCTATTCAAATGTGAAAGGTAACCCTTGGTACGGCAAGAGGTTCTTTGATATACCTTTTGCCCTCCTCGATGAACAAATAAAAAACAGGAAGAAATGAAACTAGAATTAAAAACGACTGATTTAATAAGGGTGTCAGTTACCTTAAGTTCAAAAGGTATAGTTGAACATCAAAGGCGAATTCATTGCATTGACAGTGATGGTACGTTTACCAGTAAGGTATATGAATTTATAAGCGAGAAAGCCCTTCTAGTAGTTGAAGAAGGCAACAAAGCTAATGACCCCCAGATAATTGAATATTACACATTCACGCAAGAAGATACTTTGAAGCTTGCACAGCAATTAATCTATGATGTGTTGAGTGAGAGATACAGGTTTATACAGCTTAATGCTTCACAGTTGCGAGAAGGCTTTGAAAAGCACGGTTTCAATTGTGACCAGTGTGGGCGTGATACATTTGGTAATAGGTTTGATGTTACTGATGAGAACTTTAATGTTCAACCCGGTATTAATATTTGTAATGAATGCTTTGCCGCCAACATTGATGTTGATCCAGAAGAAATGTCTGAATATTACAAAAAGAATGGATTGTTCCCCGGTTCTGGTGTTGGAATAAAAAAACCTAATTGATATGAGAGAATCAAATAGAGGCATGATTGCTCATATAAAGATAAAGAAGGCAACCAGCGCAAGGCATTTGCTTATTACTCTGAACAGAAAGAAGAATATGAAAAAGTAAATAAGGTTTTCTGTAGGATGGTAAATGATGATTTTACACCCCGGAAAATAAATGGCAATAAGGTGGTTGGTCTTAAGAATGTTGATGATTTAAAAATAATCGGATACCTTGATTAATATCAAACATTTTGACAGTAGTAAAAAAGTACTATATTTGTAAAACAATTACAGCAACAATGACAATACTAGAATTTTTTAACACATGGGCTGGCAGGGGAGTACTTGGTTTCCTTATTGCCTATTTAGGTGTATACCTGCCATACGCTAAGAACCACTACGACCATTCTCCAACAATAGAATTTCAAATATTCTTATTGATAGTTTGTTTATTGCTGGGTAAAATAGCTTTCTGGATAGCTTTGATTTTAGCAATTATAAATAGAGACGAATGGACAATATCAAAGAAATAAGAGAGGAGTATGAACGGTTAAAATACTTTGATAACATGGGTGCAGCCCAAATTGAGGCTTATCAAAATGAAATGGAAACATACAAGTTCCATTACAAGAGAATAACCAATGAACAAAACAATATCCGTGACATACTTAAGCTTCTTACCGCCAAGGAAAGTGAAACAGCTAAGGAGTACCGTGATGACCTTGACAATCTCGAACATGAGAGACAACGATATATACAGTTAATGGAAAGCTGGGAACGAGCAGACAAAGAATACAAAAGATACCTATATCTTAAGAGTGTAATTGAAAAACATAATCAGGTTCGTGCCAAGGTTATTGAAAATGAAAACAAGAAACCATTTGTACATGATGGTTCGCCCGGTGAACAATTAAGCCTATTCTAATGGACAAAAGAAAAAAAAACAGAGAATTGTTGAATGAAATTGATGAGATTATCAGGCATAAAATAAGATGTTACCATAACGGTATTATTGATAATCCATTTGATGATTTAATATGTGAGGAAGATATGACCTTACGTAGTATTGATGAACTAAAAAATTTCATTGAAGATTCTGTTAAAAACCTTAGTGTTTTAAAAGTCAAAACGCTTGATCATGTCATTAGAATACTGTACTTTGTACGGTGCAGCGACATACATACCAAGGCATATATTAAACATAAATTACAATCAATGGTTGAAGACCATGTTATGATTGGTGTATCAGTGGAACTATTTGATTTAACGCTATATAAAAGAACTTAAAGATTCAATAAATAAAGCGGCTTTACTTGGTAATCCAATCAGTAAAGAATTAGCTAACAAATACAGTAATTAACAATTAATAAACAATTCAAAAATGACAGAAGTAGACGTATTAAAAGAATGTACCATTGAAGGTACTACAGTGTTTTTACCAGAGATACAGCTTGAAAGAAAGCTTTACAATCAGGTAGCAAAACGCTATAAAAATCACTTTGCGACTATTATTGCAAATCCTCCATTTTCTAACAGACAGGATATTGACCATATACTTACCATGTATGAGGTTTGTGAACCCGGTGGTAGAATTGTTACCTTATCTTCTCCAAGCTGGATATTCCAAAACCCTATTCAACTTAATTTTGTACCTTACAAGGGCAAATTAAGCATATTCAAAGTTAGTTTAACACCACCCTTAAAAGTGACTTAGGCTTAATAGAAAGCAACGTGAGGCATTTTGATAGGGAATTAAAACAACCGCATCATGGAAAATAAACCGAAAATCAATGCCTACATTTGTCCGAAATTACATGTTACAATAACCAGAGATTGTGAGGAGGGTGTTACTCCCTTTATAATTCTTTGCCCAAAGTGCCAAGGACATGCAAAATCACAAATGTATACAGTTGAACAGAATTTAACACCTACTCATGAGTGGTATAAACCATCTACTTATGAAGGATTATCTGATAACCAAATTACGCATGTCAAAAACGGTGGATTGCTTTTAAGGAAGATTGAGGGTTGACAATCTAACTTTAAGTTTCCATTTACCGGGGTTATTTATTGCCCCGGTTTTTTTGTACCTTATCTGTTAAACATATTGATAATTAATACCCATTCAGGAAAATGGATTTTTATAAAGATAGTTACGGTTGGAAAGTCGGAAATGGTTATGCCCCGGCTGGTCAATTTGCTTTAAGGGTTGACAGCAATAATAAAAAAATATATGTAGATGGATTAAAGCAATTGAACAATGGTTCTGATGTTACTGCATTAAGTAAAAATATTGCAGGAGATTTTTATGTTGACATATCTGAATTTGTTTCAGCAACTTATGAGTTCTTCAATGCTGTAGTAGCTGGTACATCTGGTGAGATAAATACTATAAACGGCAAAATTGCTGGCACTTTCTTTGGTGATGATTTCACTACTACTCAAAGAATTCCTATGCTTGCCGCTAAATGGTCACAAGGATTGCCTCTTTATGCAATTGAAAAAACATTTAACACTACTGGAAAATGGTATATTCCAAATGATCCACAAGCCCCTACTTACCCAGATTCAGTAAGTATTATGGAATCTGGTACTGATGCAGCCGGAAAAGTATTTTTAACTAGTTTGCAGCCTAATAGATATGAACCCGGACATATATCTTATTTTGGTTATACAATTGCGTTCAAAAATATTGATTCTGCAAATGGTGATTTTACGGCTCTTGTTGGGGCATTTATAAGAGGCTCATTTACAACTGGACAGCATGATTTGATAAAAGACGGTATTTGCTGGGGATTTGTTAGAGCTTCCGGAGTTACAAAAAAAGTTCTACGTGTTTATAAAAATTTTCAAGTTGCTCATGAGAATGAAATTTTACTAGGTAATGGAATAAATCATGAAAATCTTTTGATAATTGAACATCAATTAGGATTTTACGGTATTCATCCATCAATTATATGGTATTTTGACCCTGCTGGAAGGAGAACTCAACTATTAGATTTCTCAACATTTGAACAAGACACATGCCATATACACGACCCTAATTTAGCTATGGGTGTCTATTTAGAAAATCAAGGTAACACTGTGAACTTACAAATGTTTAACGGCTCAATGGAATATGGTAATTATGCTGAAAAGCGTGACATAAATGACAGTTCAGGAAGAAATGTTGCTGATAGAATAAGTATTGCCAGTTTAGCTGTAGATACAGACCCTACAGATGGGGGTGGTTTAGTTGCAGCTTACCGGGTAACAGATAATTTTACCTCTTTTGATAGTATTGATGCTGTTGGAACAACAACAAGAATATTTCAAAGCAAAATAGAAAATGTTTTAATCAATCTTTTAGCGGCTGGCAGTGCTAACCGTACAGTAAGATTAAATATTTATATGCTCCCGGAGGCTGATATTGTCGCTACATTTACCCCTATATTACCTAATATTAGTGTACTTGAAAAAGCTCTTGCCGCTAATATAACTAGTGTTGATTTTGCAAATGCTAAATATTTGTATAGCACTATTGTTACTGAAAATGAAGTAAATCCGCATATTCTCATACAATTAAAACCTAGATTAAGACCGGGTTATGTTGCTGTATTTGCATGTGAAGGGGTTGCTGAAACTACAGTTACGGATTTAGTAGTAAATTTAAACACAATCGACTTATTTTAAGATGAGAGTAAAACCAAAAAAACACAGGCTTAGGCTGTTCTTTCATTTGTATGGACACATGATAAATAATATTTTGCAGATATTAATAGTCATTTCTACAATTGGAGCGGTCAAAATTACTAATGATAATCTATACGGTTATATAGGTGTAGGATTAGTTTATATTGTGTCACTCATAAAACGTGAAAAATGAAATTCTTTGGATATCAAATAATAAGTCCATTTAAAAAAGATGTAGTTGACGAAAATTGCCCTCTACCTTTAACTAGTGGATTTGAAGTTGATGTAACTAAGGTTAAACCGGGTAGGGAATCAGAAGAGCCAAGTGATGTGTTTGCTACATCAAGTAAATTCAGTCCTATTGAACCGGGTTTCTCTCTTGAATGGTTACCTATACTTGAAAATCTTGCTGCGTATAACCAAGATGTAGGATATGCAGTTGACAATATTGTGCAGCTATCAAACACACCTTATGAGATTGAATTTGCTGACGGCGTTGCTGAAAAACTTAGAAAAGATGTTATGAAACTTATCAATGATAATAAAGATAATTGGTATAGTTTCTCAGGAGGCTTCCATAGCTTCCGTTCAGATGCCTTGGCTATGGCTGCAATTAATGGAGCTATTTCAGTTGAGATAGTACCAAATAGAAGTCTTGATAATATTAGTTTGGTTCGTGTTCCTCCAAAGTATATAAGGTTTATGTACAATAAGCAAACAGAACAGTATGAACCGTTTCAGCAAGTTAGAAACGCCAAAAACGCTGATGCTAATTATTACGGTCTTAAGAAGCTTAACACAATTAAGTATAAATACATTGCTTGGAGAAGGTTATTAGAAGGTCCTTATCCAGTACCTCCATTTTTAACCGCAATAAGAACCATTGATATTCAAAATGATATAATAAGCAATTTGGCCTTTGTCATTGAAAAGTTAGGTATGCTTGGATTTCTAACAGCCTCAGTTGAGCCTCCAAAGAAAAATCCAAATGAAAATGATGAAGCGTATTTCAACAGATGCCTTAAATATCTCGAAACAAAAGTATATCCCCAGCTTCAAAAGAACCTATCAAAAGGGTTGGTTGTAGGTTTTAAAGGTTCTCATGAATTTAATATTGCAGCGAACAATATGAATGTAACCGGGGCGCAAAACTTGGTTAAGATTGTAGAACAAATGTTATTTGCCGGGTTGAAGCAAGATCCAAACATGTTAGGCAGGAACTTTTCAACAACTGAAACTTTTGGTCGTGTAATTATGGCTAAAATGACCAATCAGGTTAAAGACTACCAGAATATGCTCAATAGCTTGTCAAAGGATATTTTTAAAATGTTCATTGCTCTTAAAGGCTATGACCCAAATATAATTTCAGGCGTTTCTTGTGACCCTGCTATGATTAGGGATAAAGGAGCTGAGGAAACTGCAAGGTCTACTGAAATAGACAATGCTTTTAAACTTCGTGATGGTGGTATTATTGACCAGCAAGCAACTGCCAATGAACTAGGTTACGAGGAAGCCGCAGACCCAGAATACAAAAAAGCAGAGCCAGTTCCTCAGGGAGATAACAACAACAATAATAATGAGAATGACCCGGAGAATGATGATGAGGAAAACATGGACGAAAACGAAACACAAGAAAACATTCGTAGGATTTCAAAAAGGCTGTATAAGAAAACACCTGAGTTCCTATATGAAACTAATCATTGCCATGGAACTTCAATGACGTTGCTTAAGTCAAGCAACTTCAATGATAAGACCATGAACAATTTTGTGAATAGTTATGCCGGGCAGGTATATGAGCAGTATAGCAAATTTAACGTATCAGCCGTTAATGCAGCCGTTAACGCTATACAAAAGCTAAATAGTGCCAGCCCAATACAAACTATACAAGAACAGGTTTATTTAGCCATTCTGGGGGTATGGGAAGATAAGTTTAGCGACCGTATTGATGCTATATGTGAAAAAAACTGCGAAAAAATTTATACTCATTACCGTAAAGATAGGTCGATATTTCCCGGTGAGGAAGGATTTGCAAAGACAAAAGTAGGATTTGAGGAAATTGAAATACCTGATGCAATATTTGGTCTCGATGACTTCCGGGCTATTGAATACGCCGCAGAAAGTGACACAATGTACCTTGGTAAATTTATCACTGATGAAAGCACCAAAAAGAAGGTGTACAAGTATCTGGAAGATAGTTATATTAATGGTGATTTGCCATTTGGTAATAACTCTGACCAGATAAAGGAGTTTAAAAACCAGTTTAGTGAACTTTTTGATTTCGAGAGTTACAAAATACGCCGGGTTATTGACACCAGTGTTAACAATCTTCGTAATGATGCAAATATTAGGTATATTGGTCAGGCAGAATTGACAGAATATGAGGTTATTGAAATAGGTGATAACAGGACTTGTGAATACTGTAATTTCATGAATGGTATGGTATTCAAGGTTGACAATGCACTATCAAAAATCAATAACAAGATTGAGCTTACACCTGATAAAATAGGTACAGTAAGTCCTTTTGTTACTACTATGAAGATTGATGAGTTTACAAAGTTGAACCCAGAGCAATTGCAATTAGCCGGATTTTCTACACCGTCTTATCATGCCTCTTGCCGGGGTAGAATTGTAGCCAAAATATAAATTAAAAATCAGTAATTATGCCAAAAACACATTCGTTGACGTTTATAGCTGAGAACAGTCTTATACGTTCCAGCTTTACAAAGGATGAGAAGCATCAACTCTGGAAGAGCTACGGTTTTGATAAGGGTAGGATGCAGTTCTCATGGGATAACGAGGATTATAGACAAGCCTCAATAAACCCAGACATTCAAAATGCTATACCAAAGGAGGAGGATTTTTTGCCTTATCCATTCAGACATTTATCTGCTACAATTGTAGGAGGCGGTACATGGAAGGCTACTGAATTCCCGGAGAAAGTACTTAAGCCAGCCGCTCCTATGTTGTCTTATAGACCTGTATATGTTAACCATAACCTTGAAATTTCTAACATAGTTGCAGGTATAGGAAAAACAAAATGGACACCTGGCTTTACTGCACCTGATGGAACTAAAGTGCCGGGTGGTATTGATGGTCCTATTTTTGTTGACGGTAAACTTCACCCTGATATTTGCCGTAAATTATCTGCTTTTCCAGTGCCACACATTCAGTCTGTTTCAGTAACAGTTGTTTTTGAATGGGAACCATCACACACGTTCGAGAACCGGGAAGGTGAAGAAGATTTGTGGTTGTTTGAAATGAGAATTGGTCAAATGGTTGACGGTGAAATGGTGCGCCGGGTAGCAACAAAAATAATTGAGTTCTATGAAACATCTCTTGTTTGGTTGGGTGCTGACCCATTTGCTAAGATAATGGACACAGAAGGAAACTTATTGAATATTGAAAAATCTGCTATTGTAAGCAACTCAAAATTCGACAAAGACCCTCTTGTAAACCTGTATAAAGAACAAAACAGGTATTTTGTAAGTGAAAGTTGCATATCTAATGATAATAAGTTAGATTTAGTTAAACGGATTTTTGAAAAAGGTGAAAAACAGGAAAAATCAAAAATCTCAAACAGTAAAACACAGACACAAGTTAATAATCCAAATAACGAAAATACGATGGATGACAAAGTAGTACAATTTTTAGCACATAGGCTTAACAAAAAGCCCGAAGAAATCACTGAGAACTTCCTTAAAGGTTTTGCCATTGTTCCAACTGAGGAACATACCAGCTTAACTGCGTTAAAGGAAAAGGTCGGTTCAATTGAAGATTACGACAAGGTTGTCGGTGATAGAGACCAATTCAAAACCGACCTGGATGCTGCTCAGGCAAAAATTGAGGAAGATAAGCCCCTTGTTGAGTTTGCGACTACAAAACTTGAAAGCGCAAAAGAAAACGCTTTTAAGTTCTACCGTTTACAATTGAATGGCAGGGAAGAAGATGCCAAAGCAATTAAATTGATAGAACGGGCTTTTGAAGAAAAAGACTTTGAGACAATGGAAACACTGGCTAAACAGTACGGTGGTACAGCTATTTCAGAGCTTGAAGCTACATGTACCGCTTGCGGTTCTAAAGAGGTTTCTTTCAGGTCAACTGAGGAGACTGATGAGGGTGGAGTGAATGGCGATGATAAATATGATGCTCCTGACTTAGCCTATGAATTCAGAAATTAACCATAAATATTTTTGATTATGTCAACAGGAACAATTCAAGACCCTGCCGTACAGGTCATTCAGAATTTACGGCACGATGCCCTTCAACATGGCTTTACTAACTCCGAAGGAGCTGCCTTGTCAAAAGGGGATGAAGTATACTTAGACACTGACGGCTCAGTTAAGCTCCGGGATGCCGCAACGCAAGTACCCATTGGAGTAGTTGTTGTCGGTGCAGCTGATGGTGAGAGGGTTACAGTACGTGATTTTTTCACTATGGAACTAAATGTTGTTAACGGTGGTGCAGGAGCTATAAACCCCGGTCAATTTGTAGTGCCTTTGGGTACTAAAGATTCTGATGGTTATCCTGAATATGATGCCGCTGCTGCTGGTAACTATTCTTGCGCTATTGTCATCAATGGTGGAGCTGCCGGAGAATCTATGAGAATTGGTATTCTTGATTCACTGCACGTGCAACAATAATTTTCTAACCTCAAATAATTTTTGAAATGCTAAAATTAACAAAAGAACAGTACAAAAGCCTTAGAACTCATAACAAGAATGTTATGGCTAAGAGTGCCGGAACGCTTTCTAAAAAAGAGGTTAGGTCACACTATGAATCCAGCGTTGGAGACTTTGTTGGTGAAGTACTTAAAACCCGTAGTGGTAGATTGGTTGATTCTTTTGGTCGCCCGATTGCTGCTAATGATATAAGCTTGAACCAAGCTTTGCAGGCGTACTACGGTGTTGACCTAATGACTTGGTTGAAGCAGATGGAGGTATACGGTGGTTCTGATACCATGTATACTATGGCTCGCAGATTTGGTGTAGACAACCTTTCTGCTGGTAGCATGGAAAGTCTACTTATAAAACACAGTGAATTTGATGGTTTGAACACCACCGATGACATTGATAAATCTTTCCGTTGGATCATACCAGAGGTAATACTTGCAGCTATCCGTACCGACTACGAAGCTATGAGTATGCACCAAAACTGGATTGCAACAACTCAGAACCTAACCCAGAGAACAGCTAAAATGCCTCTTATCAAGAGAGGAAATGCTACGCCTCGTAAAATTGGTGAAGGTGAATCTATACCTTTCGGTACTATCTCATTCGGCGAAAAGCAGGTTGAGGTATACAAAGTAGGTACAGGTTTCAAAATCACTGATGAGCTTGTAGAAGCTAGTTCTCTTAACCTTCTGTTTAACTTTCTTGGTGAAGTTGGTACAGATATGTCTCTTGCCACTGATGTTGAAGCTCTCAATATCCTTGTAAATGGTGAGCAAGCTGACGGTTCTGAATCTGCCCCGGTTGTTGGAGTTGACACTACCAGTCAATTCTCATATAAAGACCTTAAGCGTGTTGTTGCACGTATGGAGCGTTTACGCCGTAGTGTTACTCGTATCATTACAGGTGAAGATGACGGTCTTGACATTTCTCTTTTGGAGGAATTTAAAGGTTTTGCAGGTGATACCAAGCTTGGAAACTTGCAGGGTATTCTTGGTAAGGTTCTTAGCCTTGATAATGACATCTACACCGTGCCAACTAATCAGGTTATGCTTGTTGCTCCTCAAAAGGCAATGGCTAAATTGCAATATCGTGGTATGAAAACTGAGCGCAGGAGAAATCCACAAACTCAGGAGGATGAGATTTTTGTTAGTGACTATGTTGGTTTCGCTATTCTTCGCAGGGATGCAAGGGTACTTATCGACAAATCAGTTGCTTACAATGCAACCGCTGGACAAACAGGTGGATTCCCAACCTACATGGATATTGACAAACGTCTTGCTACTCAATTCAAGAATCTTCAAAATAGCTAATCACTAGACTATGGCAAAGATTTTTGTAAAATGTAAAGATAAAACCTCCTCACGATGGTTAGGCACACAAAGCATTTCCATCGTGGGGAATATCCCTCAGCAAGTTAACGCAACTGATGAAGTTCGTAAACTTATACAGTTAGGTGTTCTTATTGAAACATCTGCGGCTGAGTACGAGAGAGCGCACAGTAAGGCTAAGTCAAGCAAGGAGGAAAAGCTTAAATTAGCAATTGAACTTTTTAACGCTGCACTTGATAGCGGTGACGTTAAGGAAGCTGAAAAGCAAGCCAAAAACGCCAAATCAAACGGACTGAAAGCAGGTGATGTAACTAAATTCGATAAGCGTATTGAAGCTTTACAATCTAAGCTTGATGCAGAAAAGGAGCTTGAAGCTCGTACTGAATCAGCTAAGGTTTTAGTTGAGGAAGCTATTGAATTGGAGGTTTTGACCAGTGATGACAGTGAGTTTATTTGCCTTGGAGATAAACGCCTTGGTAAAGAGCCAGACCAGGTCATTAATTGGGCGGCTAAAAAGGATGAAAACCTTGCTGAAATCCAAAAAGCTGTTGAAGAAAAGAAGGCTGACAAGTCTGAATAAATACAAAACAGTCATTTTTGAATAGTGAAAAGCCTGCCTATGTTTAGGTAGGCTTTTTTTTAATTAAACTCAAATTTATGGCACTACAATCAGTTTATGAAATGGTTCTCAATAGGCTTAAGTTTGTTCCATTAACAGGATGGGAAACCAACATAGAAGCTTTCGAGACAGAACAAATGTATTACCTCAATGCTTTTTTGCAGAATAAAACAGATGCAGAGGTTGAGGATGAAGCTAACTGGACAGGTGTTGAGCGTATTCTTCTGGCTGAACTAACCACTTACCAGCTATTAATAAAAGAAATTATTAAGACAGTTGGAGGAGATGCTGAGGTTAGCTCTAAACCCGGTGCAGGAAATAGGCTTATCAAAAAAGGTAAGGCTGACGTTGTAGAGGCTGAGTTTGAATATGCCAAGGCTGAGGATGGTAGAACATTGGCAGTTAAGGCAGCTCAGTTAATAAGTGAATTAAAAAACAGCATATGCAGATATGCCTCAGCTCTTGATTTATATTTACCGGGCTATTGCTCTGGTGGTGATGATGCTGATGTACCTGCATTTTTAGTTTATGAGGGTTAAGTTATGGCATTCTTAGAAGATGATGATTTTCAAGAAATCAGAGATGTACTGAACGAAACTATTGAAACATTCACAAAAAAAACAGTGTTTTATGAGCTGTCTCCAAGTGAAACTGTTTCTAGGTTCGGTCGTGATAACCACAATGCTGATAATAGTACCCGGTATGAGCTTCTTGGACTTGTTGTTTGGAATGCTCCGGACAGTGAGATAACTGTAGAGACCCTTGGTAAATTTGACTTTTCAATGGGTTACGTATTGTTTGGCTGGGATTATCTTCTATCTCAGGGATTAGTTGAAACAATAGATAATAACGGCACACCTGAGCGTAATGTTGTTTTTATACCTGAGAAGGATTTTATCACCATTGAAGGCGAAAAATTACAGGTTATGGGTGTTAACTTAGCTGGACAATTAAATGCTACAGAAGTGGTTGTAAAGGTGTTTTTTAAACGTGACTTAAAATAATGTCTCAGAATTTTAGAAAGGTTGGAAATTGGGGTAAGGCTACCCGGTTGGCAAATGAAGTAGGTGCCGACATTAAACATGCTACAGGAGTAGTTATGAAACGTGTTGGTCTTGAAGCAGAAAGAAAGGTAGTTAAATACATACAAAAACAACCTTCTACATGGCCTAAATTAAGTGAGGAGTATAAGCAACGCAAAATATCTCAGGGCTATTCACAATTGATGTTAAGGCGTACAGGTGATTATATAAACAGGATTACCAGTACTGTTTCTGCAGATAGCTCTAGTGTATTTGTAGGTGTAAGGAAGGGCGTTAAGAATAAGGAAGGTGATGACCTTGTACAGATTGGTGCGGTCCTGGAATATGGCAGGAAGGGTGATGCCAGAATTGCCAGACCGCATTTTCGCCCGGTAAACAGGCTCATGCGTAAAAAAATTGTTGAGCAAGATATGTTCGGTATGGGTGTTTATAATTATATTAGAACTAAATACAGCGTATGAAACTAACAGAGGTACAAATAGAGAACGGTATTTATGAGGCTATTCGTCTAGGAATAGTTGCGGCTGGTTATCTTCCGGATGCAGTTAATTACTTGAATGATAACCAAGGTTACATAAATGCTATTGAAGCTATTAAAAGCTCAGGCAAAAAGCCTATTTATATTGAGAACTCAGGAAGCTACAAGGCACACGAAAGGCTGGAAGAAAACTGTATTATAGTAGAAAAAGAAGATGCCCAGCCCAGCCAGACAGGTACTAAATCTGTGCCTGAATATGTATTCAACGAGGAAAACAACAACTATGATAAAACGGTAACCGCTGAGGGTTTATTTGACCTTCAATACCGTATTAGTGTAGTTTGCTATGACACTTCATATCTTGAAATTATGGAGGGTATAATTTTACAGAAATTAAGGTTTAGGCATATTATTGATGCTATGGACAATGATGCAAATGTTACCGGAAGATTTAAGGTATGGAGGAGAAACTATATCCAACTTGATAGTAACAAGTTCATGGAAAGGGCTATTATGTTTGATATTCCAAGTGTTGATTTAATTGGCAACACAGGTGATACAGTAATTGCCAGAGCTGAGGAAATATCTATTGGTATCAGCTCTAATAAAGACATTGCTATTGACGGCACAGATGATATTGTTGTTACAATCCCTTAATAGTCTGGATAAAATTTGATATATTGAAGTAGTAATTATTTATAATTCTTAAAAAATTCGGAAAAATGAATTTATCAGGCACTCCCGGAGTAGTTACAACGGTAACTAATCTATCAATTATTACCGCCAATCAAGAGAAAGGAATTATCTGTGTGCTGGCAGCTACCAAGAGGGGGCTGCCCGGTGTATTCTATAAGGCTGGTAATCGGATTCAATTCGCTCGTAAACTTGGTGGAATAATCCAAGATAACGATGACGCTCTTTTATGCAAACTGGCTCTTGAAGCTGGTGCAGTACTTTACGTTGGCCGCTTGTTCCATTTAACTGATATTGATGATATTGGTACTATATCTGGAACTAAAGCCTCAGCTACAGTTGCTCAATCAGTATTAGAAGTACTTGCCACAGGTAGTATTGACATTACCGGAGGCTCTGCCGGAGCTGGTAATGAAGTGCAAACCATAACTGTCAACGGTGTTGATGTACTTGGTGGAGCTGTATCTTGGGCAACTTCAAATGAGGCAACTGCTACAGCCGTAGCCGCCGCAATCACAGCAAACACCTCAGCCCCGGATTATAACGCTACAGCTGTAGGTGCTTCTGTTATTATTTCAGGTGTAGCCGGTTCAGGCTCTACTCCAAACGGATTCTTAATTGCTGGTACAGTTGGCGGTGATGTTACTGTTGGTAACTCAGTAGCAATGTCAGGAGGTATTGATGCAGGTTCATCAAACATAGTTTTCAACGCTGAGGCTGTTGGTGCTGGTTACAACGATGCAGTTATTACAATTGCCGCCGCCGCAAGTAATAAATCAGGCTATGTTGACATTACTGTTGAGCTTCCTGATTCAGACCAAGTGGCTACTGTTCGTGATATACTTTCTACAAGTATTGACCAAATTGCTATTGATGCAATCAATGGTAAATTAAGAGGAGCTGATGCAGGTGTACAGGTTGTTTCTATCTCTAACGTTATTCCAGTTGGAACAGCTAACCTATCAGGTGGTGTTCAGGACTTATCAGAACTTGTTACCGCTGACTATGCAGGTTCTCAAATCTCAGGTGTTGGCGTACATGTTTTTGATAATGTACAAGATTCTATGAGACTGGTAAACCTTAACCGTGCAGTTCCAGAAGTTGATGCCGCTTTTGCTTCTTATGTAGATGGCAGGAAAGATATGAGAGCAGTTGTACGTTCACCTCTTGGTCTTGGTGTTACAGGAGTAGGAGATTACAGAAACGGTACAGGAGCTTATTCTCATTCTCCAATTGATTCAATGTATGTTGATTTTTGGTATACTGATTGTGAAATTTCAGATCCGGATGATTCTACAGTTAAGGACAAAGCTGTTACGGCATTGCCTTATAAAATAGCCAGCCGTTCACAAAAAGACCGTGTTAACGGTGAATGGTTCAGTGATTCTGGCGCACAGTCAGGTATTGGTTCTTTCCAGAAAATAAACAGGCTTCCTTTGAATTTCTTAAGCCCGGCTTATAAATCAGATTACGATACTCTTTATGAGCAAGGCGTAAACGCTATTGTTGAACATGCCATGTTTAAGATTGTTCCTTGGGGAAACCGTTCTACATTACTGGATAAAACCAGTTTGTTGAGTAAGAGCAACATTGCTGATTTGGTTGTTTATATTTCTCGTAGCCTTAAATCAATTGTTGCTGTGCAATCATTCAAACCGAATGATATTATTATGTTCCAAGAACTTTACCGCCGGGTAAGACCTTTCATTGTATCCCTTGTTGATAACAGGGCTATTGAGGGTGAAGCTGGTGGATTAAGAGGTGAAGGTAAATGGTGGCACTGGTTTGGTGACCAAGAAGCTCAGTCTCTCGATGACCTGTCTTTTAACACCCGTGCTGATGTTGATGCTGGTAAATACCGGGCTAGGTTTGCTTTCAAGCCTATTGCAGCCAATGAGTATATCGCTATTGACATAGCCCCTGCTGATTCTGCTACTATCCTGAACGTTCAAGTATTACAAACACTTTAAAAATCTAAGATATGGCAGTTAATAATCCATTAAAGAACTATGACTTTGCCCTTGAAATCGAGGGTGTTGTTCAAGCCGCATTGCAGGGCGTTACAGTACCGAAGATTGAGTATGCGGAACATAAACAAGGTAACCAAGGCAACCGTCCGGACAAAAAAACACCGGGCAAGAAAATGGTAGGTGACCTTACCGTTGAAAAGGTTGTTCCAGTTCCAGAGGGAGACCCTGAGATTTGGAATTGGTTCAGGACAGCTCAAACCAACATAAGAGGAGCTTACACTCGTGTAGGTTTTCTTTTGGAACTAAACGATGGCATTCCTGTAGCAAGGTATTACCTTGATGAAATCTGGGTGAAATCAATAGAAACTGCTCAGTATGATACTCGTGGAGATAACTCTGCTGATGTATTACGTACTGTAGTGCTTTCAGTTGATGACTTTGACCGGGTTGGGTAACAAATAAATAAAATTCATAGATTCTGTCTGTGTGCCACATGGATAGAAGCTATTTTTTTGTATATTAGTAGCTCTAAAAGTTTTAATTTTATGTCTAATTAAACACACGTAAACATGAGTGATGAAACAAAAACTTACGGAATTGATGAACTAAAAAAAGTTCTCGAAACAGCTTTTGAAGTTGTTGACAAAGTTGAGGAAGCTTTAGCAGATGATGGAAAAGTATCTGGTCTTGAAGCGGCTGGTATTGCTATTAGCACAATTCCTGATGCTTATGCAATAGCTAAAAAAGGTAAGCTTATTGCAGCTCAGTATAAAGACCTTGATGATACAGAGAGAGAGGAACTTAAGTTTTGGTTCGCTGACAAATTTGACCTTGATGATGATATTGCCGAGGAAAAAGTTGAGGCTATCTTCAACTGGTTAGTAGTAACAGATGACACAATATCCACACTCCTGGTTTAATTTTTTTTTATCAAGCTGAAACCCTATTCGATGTACGTTTAGGGTTTTTTTTATGCTTTTAATTTTGACAAAAGTGAAAAATAGATTTGGTGAATTAAATCAGATTACATACTTTAGCAGTGAGTTTAAAACAAAGGCAGCAACAAACATAGCGATAAAAAAAGTGAAAAAAAAGACAAAAAAAATTGCAACCCTGAGTTTTGACTACCGTAAAAGGATATATAAACACCACTAAAAAGCAGCAACATGAAAACGCAAGAAACACAAAAAGCAGACACTAAAAAAACCACCGCCCTTATTAAGAAACACCTTAAGGAAAAATATAACATTAAAGCTAGTGTTAAAAGCAGTAAGTATTCAGGAGGCAGCTCTTTACGCATAAGTTATAATTGTGGACCTGACAACAATATAGTTAAACAAGAACTTGCCGGGCTGCAAATGGGAAGCTTTAACGGTATGGAAGATATTTATGAGTACAACCATTGTGATGCGCCTGTGCTTTATGGATATGAATTACAACAATACAAATATGTTTTTATTGAGCAATGTATTCCAAGCGAAGTAATGACTGAAATGTGTAAAGTTGTTGACAAAGACTTTAACCTTGAAGGTTTAGAGAAGCTTGAGGAGCTGCATAAAACTTTTAAGAACAGGGATTGTGGAGCTTGGACATGGAGTGAGTTTATGAGCCGAAATTTGAAAGAAGCTAGTTTTATTACTGATGATTATGCAAACATTAAGATTACTGGCTACGAAACAAATACTGGAATAGGTTGGGGCTTTGTTTTTACTTATGAATACAATGGCAAAACCTACAAGACATTTGAAACAATTAATGATAATAATAATTTAAACACCACTGAAATGAAAAAAGCAGTAGAATTAAAAGTTGGACAAGAAGTAAAAGTAACCAACAAAGACGGTAACTCTGAGAATGGAGTTGTAACAAAAGTAAACGAGAAGTCTATAAAGTACAATGTTAACGGTACTGAGAAACTTGTTATGCTTGCAAACAATGATGTTGAGGTGCTGAAAGATGTTGAAGAAAAAACTGCACCTGCTACTGATGAGAAACCTAAAGCTGACACTAAAAAAGCTGAGAAAAAACTTAGTGAATATGGTGAGTTTGTTGCGAAGCTTATTTCTGACAAAGTTGTTAGTTTACCTAAGAGTGATGTTGAAAAAGCCAGTGTTTTGGAATTGACAAAAGAAGGTGAAAAAGAACTTACCACTTTAAGGAAAGATTATGCAGCCGGAGAATTCAAAACACCTGAGCAAATTAAAGCTTTAATCAGTGAGCTTGGAAAGATTGGTAAAAATATGGCTGAAGGTGCTAAGGCTACTGAAAATAAAACTGAAACAAAGACTGAAAAGAAAGAAAAAGCCCAGCCAGAATTGCACCCTGTAATTGAAATGCTTACCAAGGTAACAGATGAAAAGAGCTTTGAGGCAGCAAAGAAAGAAGTTGAGAAGCAAAAAGTTGAGATTATAAGCAAAAAGAACAAGAAAGTTTATAGCCTTGAAGCTTTTGAAAACAACAACATTTACGTTACCAACCCTGATTCAGAACGTAGATATTTTTGTATGCCTACCAGATTTGGACACCATTTTGATGTTAAATAGGTTGTTTGAATGTTGCTATGAGAACCCGGTTTGTGCCGGGTTTTTTTTGTATCTTGTTCACAAGGTCAACTATAAAAATTAATTGTAAAATGGAAAACATTTTTAAAGTACAAAAGACGGCTAGAACAGTATTACCTAGTGGGGTAGCCGCAGAAATCAGAGGTCTTGAAGGTAAACACCAAGCGTTGATTACCAGCCAAGACGAAAAGAAGCGTATCAAAGGTTTAAAAACTATCCTGTGGGATTGTTTGCGTACCCTTGGTAACAGTAATAGTATCCCGGAGGATTATGTAGATAAGCTTACCAGTTTTGACAGGAAGTTTCTACTCTGGGAAATACGTAGAATATCTAATGAGGACACAAAAAGGTTTGTGTTTGACTATGAGTTTCCAACTGATAACCAGAGGAAGCTTAAGCAACGTTTTGAGGTTGAATTTACAAACGAGAGTTTTCCAGTTACCCCGGCAAAATGGGTAAGGGAAAAGATGCTTGAAGATTTAATGCTTGAAACTGGCAATGAGAACTTAACTGAGAATAGTACTGAGTTCAAAAATAAAGTATATTCAGGCGACTTTCCTGTGTGTTATGATAATTATGATGCCATGTTGGAAGAAAGGGCTAAGAAAACGCTTAAATTGCCTGAATGTGGAGTTGAGATATATTGGAACTTGGCAACCGGGAAAGATGAGGATCGTTTAACTAACATGAAGGTTGAAACAAACAGCCATACTCAACTTCATTTGCATTCTCCAAAATACAAGGATATGCAAAGGTCTACAGAAAGTAAGGAGGTTATTCAACCTGTTCCTCTCGATGACTTATGCAACCGTGATATTGAGGAGCTTCGTAAGGATATAATGAGCTACGAGGGTAATGTTGACAGCATGATTGTAGTTCAATCAGATGAAGATTCCAGCAAAATAGCACAGGTTGATTTATTGCAGACCCCGGCTTTTTTCTTTGCCAGCCTAGCGTTATAGATTTAGACCCAGCCTATGAGGATATATTAGAAAAACCTCTAATAATTAATCTTGATAGGCTTTGGTTCGATTTCAATTATGGAGGTCTGGCTGTAACCGAAGCTCAGTTGTACAACTGGAATTATGAGAAAATAAGAGCAGTGTATGACTGGTTTGTCACTCAGAAAAAACTAGAGGAAGCAGAAGTACAGAAAATTAAAAATAAATCTAAGACATGATATTTAGCGGTGGTTCAGGCGGTGCAATAGGTACGGGTATAGTTTTCAGCTTGCATGATAACTTTACCCGTACCGCTGACACCATTTCTGCACGATGGCAAAGGCTTGGTGTAGAAATGGAGGCTAATAGAAACATTGATAAGGCTCTCAATAGAATGAAAGCTGGCTTTGCTGGTATTGCAGCCGGAGCGTTAATGTTAGCCCCTGTATTGGCAGGTGTTGGCAAGTCTATGGACTTTAATGCCACTATGTCTGAGGTATACGCCAAATCACAGACTACGAATATAGCTGTACAGAGGGAGCTTGCCGATGAAGCTATGAGGCTGGGTGAAGCTACCAAGTTTTCTGCTAAACAAGCGGCTGAGGGTCAGGCTTTCCTTGCTATGGCTGGCTTTAAGACTAATGAGATTATGGCAGCTATGCCCGGCGTTCTTAACCTTGCGGCGGCTGGTAATCTCGATTTAGCCCGGTCAGCGGATATTGCCTCAAACATATTGACGGCAATGGGTCTCAAAGCTAAGGATATGGGTCGTGTTGCTGATGTGCTTGCCCTTGGAGCTACCAGTGCAAACGTATCTGTAGAAATGCTTGGAGAAACATTTGCTTATGCAGCCGCCTCAGCTAAAGGTCTAGGCTGGTCTCTTGAACAGACAACGGCAATGGCTGGTATGCTTGGTAATATAGGTATTCAGGGAAGTTCAGCAGGTACGGCAATACAGAACTTTAACAGGTTCTTGACTAAGCTTACCCCGGAGAAATTGAAGATGCTCAACATGCAAATGAGTGACATAGTTGATGCAGCCGGGAATATGAGATCAGCTCCGGAAGTATTTGCCAAGATAATGGATAGTGTTAAGGATATGGGTAACTTCCAGAGAACAGCGGTGCTTGGTGAATTATTCGGACCTCGTGGACAAAAAGCTATTGCAGCATTTAACTCAGCTATTGAGAGCGGTTTTGACTTTAACAGCTACATACAAAAATTAGAGAACGCCAATGGTGCAGCTCAAAATATTGCTGACCAAATGATGAACAACCTAAAAGGCGATTTAACAATTTTAGGTTCAGTATGGGAAACAACTCTGATTAAGATAGGTAGTGCAGTTGAACCATTAATCAGACCACTTATAAAAGGTTTCAGTAAAGTAATTAGTCTAATTGGAAAACTTGCTAATAGTCCATTAGGTAAGTGGGTGATTAGGTTGACCGCAGTCGTTGGAGTTCTTGCCGTTGCTATTGGAAGCGTTACGGTTGCAATGAATCTGGCAAAATTCGCGGCTGGAAAGGCGGCTCTGGCGTTTGCTGCAATGGGGCAAACCCAGATAGCCGCTACCTTCGCATCAAAAGGATTGGTAAGAGGTCTATATGCCGTTGTTAAGGCAGCCTTAAGCTCAATAGTGGTTCTATGGCCTATAATCCTTATAGGGGCTGCAATTGCCGGGGTTATACTTCTTATTCGTAAATCATTGAAATCATTTGATGAGGTTATGAAAGGAACGGCTGCACCTGCTAAGGGCTTTCTTGGGTTCCTGCAGAAACTTGGTGGTATCCTCCGGGCGGTTGGTGAGATATGGAAAAGTGCTAATGGTGAAGGATTTACAATGAGCGAACAACTTGCAAGCGCATTGGAAAAATTAGGGATCCTAGATTTTGCAATAGCAATGGGTACATGGATAGTACGTTTGAAGGCATTGTTTAAAGGCATTGGAGTTGGAATTAAGGCAGCATGGAACGCTATTAAACCTATTTTTAAATTAATAGGAAAAGGTCTTCGTTGGATAGGAAGTTTATTTGATAAAATGGGTTTTTCAATGAAAAAAAATACCAGTTCAATGAGCAAATGGGAACAATATGGGAAGATTATAGGAATGGTCATAATGGGTACTTTAGTACCTGCATTTATAGCCCTTGCAATAGCTGTAATCTCAGCAACTTGGCCCATAATACTCATTATTGCTGTTATTGTTGCCGTCATATGGGTTATTAAAAATTGGGGAAAAATAATGGCTTTGTTCAAGGAAGCTTGGATGATTATGTGGGCTGATATAAAAAATGATTTTATTGGATTTTGGAATTCAATAAAAGATTTTGGTCAAAGAATGAAAGATTGGGGGAAAAACATGATTGTTAAATTAAAAGAAGGTATATCTGAAGCATGGACAAATTTTAAAAATTGGTTTATGAATTTATTGAATCAATTAATGGCTCCAATTGAAAAAAGCCTATCATTATTTGGATTAAAAAAAGACAATGTAGAATCTAATGTAAATATTGAAGGCAGAAAAGTTGATAATATTACAAATGTAAGCAATCTGGCTATGGTCAATGCTAAAAACCAAGCTGCACAGGTTACCGTACCTGAGCCAGTAGTTCTACAAAACACATTCACCACTGAAAAAGTGAGTAGTGTTAATATTGATATGGACGGCTCTCAAATACGCAAGGAAATTGACATAGGAACTGAGGAAGATTTAAACAGACAATAATATGAAATCAATTAATCTTAATCCATACGATTATATTAATTACTCGAAGAATTACCGGGATAGGAAGCAAGAAGATACTTATGTTCCTGAACCCGGTTCTTTGTCTTATACATTTGGCACTACTGACCACCTGTGCTATTTGCTTGACCTTACTGCAAGGGAAGGCATACAGGAGCGTTTAGAAATACAGTTTATGCCTAATGAAATAAATGGAAGCAGGTCGGCTGATTTAAAAGAGCTTAAGGTTGTTGGCAGAAACAATCCGTTTTTGCACTACACAGGTGGAAAGGAAAACTTAAACCTGCCTCTCGAATTTTATAGTGATATAGAATCTCATGATGACGTAAAACGCAAAATTGACTGGTTAAGGAGCTTAACTATCAATGACGGCAAAATAGGTTCTTACCGCCGGGTTAAAATTGTATTTGGAGATTTATTTCGCTGGGAATTATGGGTTGTTAAAGCTGTGAATTATAAGTACACTCATTTTGATGGAGAAAGCGGTTTTCTACCATTGAGAGCTGTGGCTAATCTTGTATTACAGATTGATACTGATAATGATGTAACCATTAATGACTTAAGAGTATGATAACTTTGAGAACATTTGACCTGTATGCCAATGGCTACATAGAGGAATTTGCTGACGGTGAAAAGTACCTTGAACGTGATGAAATTGTTTACTCAGGTGAGGATAGTGATAGGTTTCATACAGTAAAGGAAACTGATACTTTGACCAGAATTGCATATAAATACTATAAGGATATTATGCAAACACCTCAACAGTACTGGCACATAATTGCCGATGCAAATGACATAGTAAATCCGCTTGACCTTGCTGAATACATTGGTCAAGATTTAATAATACCCGATCCTGTATTGTTTCAAATTAAATTAATCAATGGCTAAAAGTCCTTTTTATAAAATACTCTATAAAGAAAATAATGTTGACATTACTGATAAGGTGTCAAAAATACGTTTCGAGGATTGCGTTAACGAGGATAACCTACTTGTGATTGATATTGACCATGCTGATAATGACTTTATTGATGAAGTTAGCTCAATGAAAGGAGACATGTTGATTTTTCAATATGGTTTTTTGCAAGGAGCTAAAACTGGCAATAGGCTGGCAGAAATAAAATCAATTGAGGTTACTTATTCCGATGAGACCAAGCTCAAAATAAAATGCCATGATTCAGGTTTTGCTATTAAGAAGCAAATCAGTAACCGTATATATGAAGACATGACTGCATCAGATATTGTTGCATACATAGCAAAAGAATTTGGTTTTGAGGCAGAAATTCAGGATACAACTGAGGCTTATACCATTCCACAAGGAAACAAGACATATTTTGAATTCATTAAAAGGCTGGCACAAAAGGAAGGTCTTGACTTCTTTATTACTGATAACATAATAAAGTTCAAAAGCCGTGACCTCAGCAAAGAAGCTAAGAAGCTATTTGAGTTCGGTGATGGCAAAGAAGTACTGAGTTTTAAACCTAAATATGAGGATAAAGGTAGTTCTAATAAAGTTTCATCGGCTGGCATAGATTCTGATACTGGCAATGCTTTCAGTTTATTCACCAAACCAGAAGGTATGAAAGAATCAGGGCTGGCAAAACGTTTGATTAAATTTGACATAAATGGGAACAGGTTAAACACCCCTTCTGAAAGTGGAAGCACTAAAGTAACTCCTGAGACTAATCAAAACTTAATCAAAAAGCAAACTGATAAGGAGGTTGAAGATTCAATATTGAGCAATATGACAGCTACCTTACAAATTGAGCTGGATACTACTGTAGAGGTTGAAGATATAATAACCATGTCAGGAGTAGCAAAAGAACACGCCGGGAACTGGTATGTTCACAAAAAGACTGATGTGTTAAACCAGAGCGGCGGCATTACTACTCTTGAACTTGCAAGAAACGCCACTAATAACAATAATGGTGGTGATGGTTCGCCCGGAAAAGTAAATAAATCAGAAGGTAAAAAAGAAGCTGGCAGCACCAAGCAGGTGAAGATTCGTAAATTTGACATAAATGGAAACCAAATAAATTGATATGCACCCATTCATAAAATTTAGAAACAAACTGATACGTGAAGGTTTAGAGGCTTTTGGTCTCTATTATGGTTTTTATGAGGGTATAGTTTCAAATAATGAAGACCCGGAGATAAGAGGCAGGGTTAAGATTATTTGCCCTAATGTTTATGGTGATGTAGAATATCCAAAGTGGGCTTTGCCTTTTGGCATGTTCTCTGGAAAAGGTATTGGTTCTTACTGGATCCCACCAAACAATTCACCTATTTGGGCAACTTTCAAAAATGGTAATCCTGAGTTTCCATTATGGACTTATGGTTGGTATCCTAAAGATTATGCTCCAAAGGACGTAGAACCGGGCAAATTTCTATTCACAACACCTGCCGGATATAAACTTATGTTTGATGAAGTAGATAGCCTCATAAGGCTTTGTTTTGACGATAATAGAGAATTATTGATTGATGGAGAAAAAACGGTGCTTAAATCAGGAGACAATACGGTTACACTTAAGGAAAAGATAAGTATTGAGTTTGGAGGTGTTTCTATGGTTGACTATCTCAATGATTTAACTGATACAATTAAGTCAGGTCAAATGTTAGGTAGTGCCGGACCTTATACTTGGTCACCTGATGCGGTGGTTAAATTTGAACAAAGTGTTTTGGACTTAAAAAAAATGATGGAATAATGGCAGCAAAAGACACATTAATCGCAGGTATAAAAACTTTGAGCGCAGAAATGAGCCAAGCTACTGATAAAGAACAAGCAGACCAGCAATATGCTGAAAAGCTTGCTGATTTAATTGACACACATGCAAAATCTTTGATTGCTGAACTTACAGGTGCAGCGATAACTCAACTTGGATTAGTTGCAGGACCATATCCAGTTGTTGCTCCTGTACCAACAGCTTTTGCAAACTTAAGTATAAAGGATTATCCGGTTTAATTTTGTAAATTATAAGCATGACACAAATAGCAAATCTAGGAAAATCATTTAAATACCCTTTGCAGCCAAATGAAAATGGAAATGTTGCTAAGGTTAGCGGTACTGAATCTATTGACCAGTCAATATACAGTATTCTCAGCACACCTATTGGAACAGCTTTCTATCAGGAAGATAGAGGTAGTATGCTGCATACGCTGGTATATGAACCAAATGACCAAATATTAAGGTCATTGCTTGACTTGCATATTGTTGAAGCACTCAATAAGTGGGAAAAAAGAATTAGAGTAATTGATGTATTCTACAGTAATGAAAATGAAGATAGGGTAAATTGCCAAATCATATATGTTGTTAAGGCAACCGGGTTAAAAGATTCATATATTTATCCATTTAACAGAGAAATTGACAGGTAGCTATGAATAATCCATTTATAAACTATGCAGAAAGGTCTTATTTAGCAATTAAATCAGCTATTGTTGATAAGATTAAAAGCCCAACAGTAGGTATCCCGGAGATAACAGACTACAGTGAGGGTAATGATTTCATTAAAATGACTGGTATATGGTCAGGAATAAGTGAACAACTTGGTTACTATCTTAACAAGAAAGCAAGAGAGCGTTTTCTTATAACATGTAGAAAGTATTCCAGTATGGTAGCTCATGCCAGAGGGCATGATTATAGGATACATGGTGTTTATGCTAGTGTTGGTAAGGTTTTATTCACGGCTGACAACCCAGCTACAGAAGCAATTGTAATACCTTCCGGAACTAAATTAAGGACAGCTCAAAACATTGAGTTTCTTACTTTAACAGAGGTTGTTATTCCAATTAACGAAACACAGGTTGAGGCTGATGTTAAACAATGGACATTAGTGCCAAAATATACGTGGGGTCAATCCAGCGGTGATATAAACCAAGAAATAACTCTTGAAAGTGATGTTGTTGATAAATCAATGACAGTTACCGTTGCTGGCAACCAAATATTCACAGCCGTAGACACTTTTGCTTTTGTTAAGCCAGAGGATAGGGTTTATGTTCCCGGCTTGAATGTAGAGAAGCAAATGGTGATAAAATTTGGTGATGATATTACCGGAGAAATACCACAGTCAGCCGCAGACATAGAAATTTCATATTATACAAGTCTTGGTTCTAATGGCAATGTTCCTGAGAATAGCATAACTGAAATAGTTGATAGTATTACATTACCTAGTGGAATTCAGTTGTCAGTAACTAATGAAAACAATACCAATGGAGGCGCAGATGTTGAGAGCTTAGAGGAGTTAAGGGTTAACATTCCTTTGTCAATAAGGACTAAAATGAGGGCTGTTACTGACCAAGACTACATTGATATTGCCACGCTTGCGCCGGGGGTTGCGAAGGCTACAGTTGCCTATAATGCTACCACAGGAGTAACGGCTTATGTTGTTCCAACAGGTGGAGGTATTGCGAGCTCAGTTTTATTGGAGCAAGTTGAATTGTTCTTTGAGGATAAGAGAAGCGTTCAAACAGTTATCAGGGCGCAAGCAGTAGGTGAGGTTAGGTTAGAAATAGAGTGTGTGGTTAATGTTCTTACCGGGTATAATCAAGTTGACACGGTGAATTTAGCCAAACAAAACTTACTGGATTTATTAAGCTGGCAAAATGCTGATATTGCTGGCAAATTGGTAATTGGTGATTTATACGAGATACTTGAAAATACAGACGGTGTGTTAAATAGTCAAATACTTGATACAAACATCATACCGTATGCAAGCCCTTCAAGACCTGATACTGTTCAATTAAACTGGACTATTGATGTTATTGATGCAGGTGCTACAAGCAACACATATAAAATTCAATTTACTTCACCTACTACTTACAACCTGTTTAAAAACAATAATTTCATTGCCAGTTATTCAGTAGATGATACAGTAACACTTAATGATATTGAGTTTACAGTATTGACTGAGAGCTATGAAACAAATGATATTTATATTTTCAAAACATATCCAAAGCCAGACTTAAATGCAGGTATTATAAAACTGGATGAGTTTTCAATAATTGTTAGTAAGTCTGAGGATATTGTAATAACAGGAACAGGAGGTATTGTCTAATGTTTAAGCTTGTAAATATAATATTCGGGTTTTTTGGTTTAGCCGCAAAGGTTGATGATAAATACAAAGATTCAAACGGTAAAGGACTAAGCCAAAGGTTTAATGAACTTCTGGCAGGAGACTTGGATGATAATGAACTTGACTTAGTTAATTATTTCATAGAAAATCTTGTTGACCCTTTTACCATGCTTGAAAAATATATTATTTACGAGGAAAGTAGGATAGGTCTACATTTGCCAATATATACAGATAATTATTTCAGGCGTAAGATATTGCCTCTAATGTATAGCCTATACAATATAAAAGGAACAATAACTGCCTATGAGCAGTTTTTTCGCATGTTAGGCTTTGATACAGTAGAGATAATTGAGGGTACAAGTTCAAACGGATTTGATCACCCAACACTAACTCTGGATAGTGACCAGAGAAGGTTTGACAGCCGGGGTGCATTGTCTGGTTTTTACGATGTTGTTTTGACAGGAACAGCACCTATAAGTGAATCACTTGTACAGGTAATTTACAATGTTATTGAACTCAATGAGCCGATTTGGGCTACTCTCAGGAGTATTACCTACAACGGTACTGATATTGATGTAATTGTTGACGGCGGTAAAGGTTCATTTAATGAATCATTTAACTCGTCTTTTGATAAATAAGTCGTATATTTTACATGTAAACGGTTAAAAAATGGCACAAAAAAGGATATTTGAATTTGAAGCTGATGATAGTACGTTTGAGATAAATCAAAGGTATTCAGAATTAATAAAGCCGGGATTGTATCACGGTTTTGATGCTCAATTGAATACAGGTCTCAACTTGGTTCTTGAACATACAACTTCCGGAGTAGTAACCGTTGATGAGGATGAGTTATACACTGACCCTAAAGGCGTTTATATTACTAAGCAAGGTGTCACGATCAAGGAAGATGAAAGTATTGTAATACCTATTGATGTAGGAGGTTCTTTGCCAAGGATTGACCTTATAGTTGCTGAACATATTTACTTGCAGGTTACAGGAGGTCAACCTTCAATATATAGTGTCATAAAAGGAACTCCAAGTGCAACACCGGTTCCTCCATCATTAACAACTGAAAGGAGACAGTTAATACTTGGTATGTTGTATGTTCCTGCTAACATGTCAAGCCTTGATGATGCTAATGTAGTTTACACAAAAAGTATTCAGCCTGACTTTGCTGGTAATGGTTTCCTGGCAAGGATTGAAGCTCTTGAAAATTGGCAAACACCAACTCAGGCAGATATAAATTCAAGGTTTAAAATATCAAATAATCTAAGTGAAGGTACACCTTCAACAATGAGGAATAATTTACAGCTTGGCAATCATGTCACTTATAATTTTATCGGATCAGGAGGTAATTATGGAAGTCAAAATAATATAGCCAGAGGTGACCATTTACATACTAATGTTTATGAACCTGTGTTCACTAAAAACTCAGCGTTTAATAAAAACTTTGGTACTGCATCTGGTACTGTTTGTCAAGGTAATGATTCACGATTGAGTAATAGCCGTAAATGTGACAATACGTTTGACAATGCAGAAACGGCAAGAAATAATTTACAGCTTGGCAACCATGTCACTCATAATTATTCAGGCAGTGGAGGAGACCACGGAAGCGAAAACAGCGTTGCCAGAGGAGACCATTCTCACCCGGCAAGTGATATTACTAGCACTTTGAGTGCATTTCAAATACCTAATTTGGATGCCAGCAAAATAACAACTGGTACACTCAGTACATTACGCATTCCTTCACTGGATGCAAGTAAAATCACTACAGGTACTCTGTCTACATCACGTATACCTTCATTAGATGCCAGTAAAATAACATCTGGTACTTTTAGCGCAGACCGTATACCTTCACTGGATTCCAGTAAAATAACATCTGGCACTTTAAATTCTGCAAGGATACCGTCTCTTGATGCCAGTAAAATTACTACAGGTACGCTATCAATAAATAGAATACCTACAATTACTTATAGTAAGCTGGATATTTTGAATTATATCAGGCTTGTAAACAATGCAAGTAATACAGTTGGTACAAGCACAAGTTCTGTTTTGAGTGCTATTAATAACGGTGGTTATGTAGGAACAAGACCAATATTTAGGTCATACTTAAAAGGAGCTTATACTAATTTTGAGTTACAGCATCAATTTGATGGACAGATTGCTTGTCCTTACGTTTACATTGAATACAACGAAAAAAAACTGTTTGTAAATGAGATTCTAAAAGAGGCAAGATATACCTTTGGCGAAAAAACAGAAACTCTCAGGATACCTGAGTTTATAATACAGTCTAATAAATTAAAGCTCTATATAACTGAGGAAAAAGATGAGGTTACCTTCATTAATTCTATATTGCTTACTGATGGCTCAAAAACACTTAAGCCAGATATAGATTTCAGTAAGGATTTAGTTTTGAGGAAAGGTGAATTAATAGAGCTTTCATTTAACATAAAAGATTTTGACAAAAAAAATATAAGCCTTGTTGCTACAGGGTTTTATTTACCACTCAAAAAAGTATCGTAATGAAAAAAGTTATCATTCTTGGAAATATGGTTGGTGAACCCGGAGGTTTTTCTTACGCTTCGGTCAGTAATATTTACAATGTATTACTAAACAACGGCAAAGATGTTATACCGTTTTTAATACGTGGTATTGATGACCTTGAAAGAATGCTGAACCGTATTGCACTTGATGGTGTATTTTTAGTCACTTATGGAGGGTTTGGAAATGATGGTACTTTACAGTCTATTCTCGAAGCCAACAACATATCTTTCAATAATAATGGAAGTAAGACACATGGTATTTGTTACGATAAATTAAAGACTTATGAGGTTCTTGATAAGCTTGGCATATTAAGACCTAAAGTTTATAAGAACCCAAAATATCCATGTGTTATTAAACCTACAAGTGGAGAAGGTGGTCAGGGTGTTGTTTTCGTAAATACCCTTTCTGAGTTTAAGAAAGTTAACCTTGAAGGTTGCCATATCGAACAGTATGTTGAAGGTCAAGAATACACCATTTCAATGTACAAAGGTATAATTGGTAACCCGGTACAGATAACACCTGAAACTGAGGTTTGGGCTGGCAATAATCCAGTAGAGGAAACTCTTGATTACAACAAGAAAAATGAAATTCGCAATCTTGTTAAAGAGATGGTTGTTTCAATATATGATGAGGTTGAGGCAAACGCTGGGTTAAGAATTGATTTTAGAGTAAATGATTCAGGAGTATATGTTTTTGATGTTAACTCTATGCCTATTCTTAATAAAGGTGGTTATTTTCATAGGTCATTAATGGATTATGATGACAGTATTACGTTTGAATTTTTGATTGATGACATGTATAACGATTTGTAAAAATGTATAACGATTTGTAAAATGACTAAAGAAGAAAAAAAAATACTTGATGATAGAGAGATTGATTTGTCAAAGCAAGTTCAAACTCTTGACGGTGAGTATAACCAAATAGTTGGTCAAATAAATGCTTACCAAGAACGATTAAATGAAATCTCAGAGCAACGCAACCAGTTATTAGGTGCTATTGCTAATACTCAGGAATTGAAGAAACTTTTAAATGCACAATAATGGCAAACAGAGATACAACAGCCTTAATTGAACAGTTGGTTATTGACATGGTTGAAAATACCCAAGGTTTAATATCTGCAGATAAGTTAAGAAGTAGGTTAATTGACATTGTTCAGAGCAGAGGCTTATTTGAGGTGTTTCAAAACACAAAGAAATACCAACAAAATGAACATGTTTCATTTACTGACAATCAGATTTATAAGTGCATTACAGATACAAATGCAGGTGAAACCCCGGTAACTCATCCGGCTAAGTGGCAAATAATAGGCTCTATATCTACTATTACGGCGGCAATAGTATCTTATACTAATTATGGATACAGTAATGTTGAGGAGGCTTTGGATGCTCATGAAACAACATTAGCAGCCCTTATACCTTCACCACCTCCGGGTTTAACCGGAATGATTTTGACTATGGTAACCTATCAAGCTCTTGCGGCGGCTACAGGAGACCTGCATGAGTGTACTGATGATACAACACCTGACGGCTCAATTGATGATGTATATAATGCTTCAAGTGGTGATTTGTCAAGTGAGATTGATAGTGTTGTCCAAGATACAGTACCACTTGATGAAAATGATAATTCAGGCACTTACAACACTCTTGAAATAGTAAGTGAAGGAGACCCCTATGACGGTCAACTTGGACAGGGTATTTATAAAGTTTTGAATGCAATTGTTAGGGCTACAAGTGCCTTGACTTTTGCTCAACATACATACAGGTTAATACATTCAGAAACAGGACTAAGTGCTTTACTCTCGTTTTACGTGGATAATCCGGGAACGCCCGTTGTGTCAAATAGTATAATTACGTTGCCAGCGAATGCTACTAAATACATTTCAGGCGTTCCCTCTTTACAGAGTGGTGATAATATTGGTGTTGAAATTGATATTTCAGGAGCCGTTCAAACACATTACCACCCTACAAGAGTAGCTCATATTACAGGAGACGGTACTGATTCAAAAGATATAGCTCCTCCTGTCACACCTCCAAATGAGGGAGCTATAATGAACCTTTCAGATACATTGCAAATATTAGCAGACACTTTTGTTGCTGCGTTGAATATAACTGCAATAGGTTACAACAGTAAAGGTAATGCAGGAGCTTCAAGCATTATTTCAACAAATGCTTATGTTGATGATGTTTCTGACGAAAGCCAAAGATTAACAGCCGGGTCAGGTTTATACCCTGCCTCTGGTTATGGAGTAGCTTTTGACCCTACACAGTCAATAAAAACTGTGTATACAGGTGAACTACAAATGAAAAACGGAAAGTATCAAGCACCTTCCGGAAACTACACTGCAAACCTACCAACAGCCGGTGAAGATTTTGACAATGGCATGGGTACAGATGAAAGATTTTGTATTCCATTAGCTGCATTTTCAGTAAATAATGCAAGTGGTTTCACAATTACTATCAATGATGCTGAAAACTTCTCAGGCGAAGAAACCACTGATTTATTTGTTCAGGTAAAAGTTCAGGGAATAACAGGTTGGCTTGATGCAAACAAAGCTTTCAGCTTAACTGGCAGCCCGGTAAACGATGGTGATGCTTGCATGGTTCTATTTGATAGTACTGCTACAAGCAAAAGGGTTTCTTTTGGTGATACATTGAGAACCGGGTTAGTCTACGTAAGAGTTGGCTTACCAATGGGTGATAACAAGAAATTTTCAGGAATAACAATATCTAATATCGTATAATATGTCACTACTTACTACAGAAGAAGCGGTAAGGTTATTATTCAAAGTTCTACAGGGATTTGAGGAAACAAACACAGGTAAATTTTACTTTGAAGAAGATCCGCTCGATAACCGTGTTTGGACACAGAAAAGTTTGATACCAAATACTGCACCAACTTTATTAGATGGAGAAACAAGTGGTGTTGTTAAACGTCATGTTGGATTAACATTGCTACCAGTACCGGGAAGTTCAAACGCTTATTATCATGAATACTTATCGAATGCCATCAGTTTTAAATATGGTGACCGTATTAGCTACGACTGGCAATTAACTTATAGCAATGACACCCCGATACCTAAAGGTCAATTTAGGTGGTTAAAAAGCCCAAATTCGAGGATATTGTATTTCTATGGAGGCGCACCTGCATCAAACATGCCTCCAAAGATTAGTTTTTATGAATATGTAGGCACTAAAGATGACTTTGCAGGTACAGGAGGCTCAACAAATGCCGATGAAAAATTTAGAGGTGACCATGCCGTTAATGGTGGTAACCTTCCAAGCCCTACAAGTGGTTCAGGTGACGGCGGTGCTATTAAAAAAGGTGATTTTTGGCGTGTGTCTGTAGCTGGCACAATTACAGGGTTACTTCCAGAGGAAGAATTATCTATTGGTGATTTAATTTATGCAGCCGTAGACGGTGCAGCTAACTCAGGACAATTCTTTGCCGTAAGTAGGAACATAAGCCTTGCTGATTACATAAAGAATGATAGCACTTTATTGCCACAGAACCAAGACCAAGCTGATGCTTTACATAATGCTTCAAGTCCAAGCAGTGGAAACCCTCTTGTAACTTTATCGTTATTAAACTCAGCCATTGCATCACTTGGAACTCTTGTTGGTGGACATGATGCTTCCGGAGGGTTGCCAACTACAGGTAGCGGTGAATCAGATGCTATTGTAAAAGGTGATTATTGGAGGGTAACAGTTGCAGGAACAATAACAGGACTTACCCCGGTTGAGGAATTAGAAGTTGGTGATATTATACACGCTTCTGTTAATGATGCAAACGAGGCGGCTGATTTCTTTGCTACTCAGGCAAATGTTAATTGGGATGAAAAGCTTGATTCAGATGACCCTCGTATACCAAGCCAAAATGAAAAAGATGCTATGACTGCATCAACAAACCCATCTGCAACAAATAGGTTTATAACAGCCTCAGAATTAGGTGCAGGTACAGGAGTTGTTGGAACGTATGCCGGAGTACACGATGCCAGTGGTGGTTCAATACCACCCACAAACAACGGTTCTGGTGTTGGCGGTGTAATTCTTAAAGGTGATTATTGGAGGGTTTCTGTAGCTGGAACAATTACCAGTTTAGTTCCTTTTACTGATGTTTCAGTTGGTGATTTAATTTATTCCACTGTAGACAATGCTAATGCTGTTAATCAATTCTTTGCTGTAAAAGGCTCTAGGATTAGGGAACAAATTGAAAGTGATATTAATGTAACAGTTACAAAAGGTATTTATTCACCCGGAGACACTATAACAGCAGGTAGTAAAATAGAAACAATTCTTAACGGTATATTAGCACCGTATCAACCACCTACATTAAACTCATTAAATGTAGAGCTTGCCCCTGCTAAGAGTTCTTATGAGGTTGGTGAAACTGCTACTATTGGAAATGCAACAATAGCCGTAACTCAGGATAGTAATAATGAGAACCCTGCTAACATGTATATTTCAGGTACAGGATTCAATAAAGCTGCACCTTCACTGGTAACATCTTCTGACCCCGGAAGTGAGGAACAATTACTGACAAATGGTTCAAGCCAGTGGCAGGTTACCGGAGAAGATGGAGAAGGTAATCCAATAAGCCCGGCAAGCTTCACAAGAAGCTGGTTGTTTAGGCACTTCTTTGGAGCTAGTAATGTAGTTCTCAATGGCAGCTCTACTCCTGCAGAAGTAAAAGCTGTACTTGATACAATGCAGACACAGGCATTGCGTACTGGAAGGGCTGCATCTGTTACGTGTGACAGCAACAATGATACGTCTGGATATTATACTTATATAGCTTATGCTGCAAAATTCGGTGATTTAAGCAGTATCATACAAAATGGAGCATTGCCTGTTCTTGGAGCATTCACTAAAATTGGAGAAATCAGTTATACTAATGATTTTGGTATTGCTGAGGACTATAGTATTTATATTTCAAATGCTGATAAAGCTTTTGCAAGTGGAACATCATTAGTAATAATTTAAAAAAAATAAACTTTATGTTACCTTATCCCGATGAATTAGTACACAATAATGCACAATTACCTTTGGTTGACCAATCACAGGTAAAAGGTGGATTTCAAACGGTTGCTGATATAACAGCAAGAGACTCTTTTCCAACAGCAAAGCGTAAAGAAGGAATGTTGTTTAATGTTCTTTCACCTTATAGTTGGTATCAACTGATTGGAGGTGTTGATAATGACAAGTTTGTAGAGACTAAAATAAATACTATATCACCCTCTACTGATATTGATTTATACATTTCTACTACTGGTAATGATACTACAGGTGATGGGAGTTCAGGAACTCCATATTTAACACTTGGTAGGGCTGTAGATGATATACCTGGATTTGTAGCTGACATTACTATAAGATTTTATTTCATAGGTATTTTTACTATGTCAGAATGGGATAATGTAAAATATAAATTATCAACAAAGACATATTCAAATGTACGTATTGAATGGTATGGTGATGTAGAAGTTATAGAGGCTGGTATTTCATTAGCTGAAAAAGCAACCAATACTTGTGAGTATACAGCGTCGAAAGCAGGCGTTACAGTAACAGAAAATCAATGGCGCGGCTATTTTATTTCAGATGGTGACGGAGCAAAATTCTATCCAATTCCTTATAATGGTGCTGGAACAGATAGTTTCGATTTGACACATATGAGGGGTAACCGTGGAGGCTCTCGTGATGTTGTTAACATTGTAACTACGTTTGATTTGACCGGATTAGATACAAGAACATTGGTTATGAACTTTCCGGGTGTGAGTGGTATGTTATTTCGAAAAATAAAATTTGTGGCCACAACTGAAATTAGTTTTGAATTATTGACAATACCTTATGAATTTGATTTTGGTGTCATTTTTGATTGTTTACAAATTATAACAGGAGGGTACAATAACATGTCCTTATCTGCTTTAAATTTTGTTGGCACTATTATAAAATCTTCTATAACAATAAGGCCCGCATTTGAACAGAGGGATAATATGGGTGAACATTCATTTGTAAGGTGTATGTTATGGACACCTTCATTGATTTTTTCAGGAACTTCTATATTATCAGTATCACACCAATCCAGGTTAAAAATACGAGAAGTTGCATTTGTTGGGAACAATAAACTTCATTCTGCAATTACATCAATAGGGGGTGGTGGAGTTGCTTCAATATCAAAAACAATTATATGTTATGATATTGATAGTATTATACTTAATAGATTTGGTAATTGGGTTTATGAATGTAATTTTACTGAAGGCTATGTTTATACATTATTACGCAATGTCAATTATTTAATTGATAATACTTATGATGCTGTTGGATTTGTAGCGGATATATTTAGTTATGATAATGATGGT